TTCGTTGGTTGTTACAGGTGCAGACACCTGCCGGGCTTCGGCCTGTTCGGCCAGCGCTAAATTGGTCATGACTACCTCAGTAAGTAATCTGAATGGCTGGGACTTTCTTCTGATGGATCAGGATGATTACGGCCTTGGCGCAGGCTTCGTCGATTCCGGCAGCAACCATTGCTTCCTGAGCCTTGAGGCATACCGACTTGATGTGCGCCTTGTCGGCTTCACGCGCCGCCGCCTGACGGTTCATTTCATCCGCTGCAGCATTGGCCCGAGCAATCTCTGCCAGTCGTGCACGCTCAACCGCTTCGGCCTGGCGTTGCTCGGCGGCGACACGTTCTTGCTCGGCGCGCTGGGCGGCGGCAACACGGTCGGACTCAGCTTGGAGGCGTTGGCGCTCTGCCTGCTCTTCGGCCAAACGCAATTGCAGGGCCTGATTAGCGGCGGCCGCCTCGGCGTCGCGGGCTTTCTGATCGGCATCACGTTGAGCCTGGGCGGCTTGATCAATCAGCGCTTGCTCACGTCGGGCTGCGGCGTCCCGCTCGGCCTGTGCAGCGGCTGCGGCTTCACGCTGTGCCTGCTCTACGGCAGCGCGGGCAATCGCCGCTTCGTGATCTGCCTTGGCGCGGGCTTCAGCCTCGGCGCGGAGACGCTCCAGTTCAGCCTTCTCTGCTTCCCGCTTCTGACTCTCATCGAAGGCGGTTTTGAGTTTTGCCAAAGCCACGACCTTGGCGCGATGCGCTTCCGCCTCAAACTCTTCGAACTTCTCATCGACGATGATCTTCTCTTCCAGTTCGCGGAAGAGAACGGCGAATGACTGCGGCTCGCCGCCGATGATGCCGAGGCCGCAATCCTCAATGTGTCGAATCATTCGCTGGTGGTAGTCGACCCGCTGATCTTCCTTGGCCTGCCAGTCATCCAGAGGCTTGCGAACCTCCTTCTGCCACAGCTCCAGGGTGTCCCAAACGCGTTTGCGTTCAGCGTCGATCTTTTTGGGAATCTCTTTCTGCTCGGCCGAAAGCTGTTTGCCGACCGCTTCGAGAGCCGTTTTTGACTTGGCGACCTTGTGCGCCATCGAGATATACGCCTGACGACCGTTGTTACTGGTCAACTCCGGCAGCACCTTTTGGAAGTTATCAATTTCGGTGCGTACGATTTGCAGCCAAGGCTCCAAACCTTTTTCAGCACTGAACAAAGTCAGCGCTTTGTCTTTCGGCGGAATGGTTACAAGCTCTTTTTCAGCAGACATGACTATCTCCACGCGCCATGCCGTTGCCGGGGCGCTGCGATTGAATGGGGGAGGATTAAGAGGTGATGCGAGTGGCGTAAGCGCTGGCCAACATCCAGAACGTGAACAGCAGAAGGGCGATTGCCGAGCCTCGCCATGTGTAGATTCGGCGGGCGCGCTGAAGGCGGGTCACGACCTCGGCCTCACCGCGATCCGCCCAGCCTTGATAGCCGCAGCCAGCTTGGGAGGTAGGGCGGTCACTGGGATTTCGCGTGGCAGGCCGGCGCCGATGATCGCAAGGCTGCGTTCGATATCGGCTATTTGTTCGTCGATCAGGGAGGGGTAGAGAGGGGTCATGCTGCTTTCTCCAGCAATTCAAGGTAGCGGGGGATCTCAGCAGCTCGGATGCGCGCCACCAAATCGTCACGCTCTTGGGCGGTGATGGCTCCCAGGTCGCAAGACAGGTATGCGGCCGCGCAGGCGCATTCGGCTACGTTGGTTGGCATGATCGATGTCGGAATCTTGCGAATCTCACGCTCGATCCAATGAAGTGCGATGTCATGCGGCGTCATGCTGCTCTCCGGTCTTTTTTGGCCTCATCAATCTGGCGCCAGAGTTCGGTTTCGATTTCCTCGGCGTACTGTTCTGCAACCGCTGCGCAGGCGTTCTTGCCGATATCCATCGGTATCCGGTCATCGTCGTACGTAAAGCCCGACCAGACCTCGAATTCAAGCTCGCGATACCCGTGATGGTCCCAGTCGCTCGCCCAGCTCGAAGGCGAAGGCTTAACGTCCACGATGGTGGTGATGAAAACCTCGAGGACGTAATCCTCAATAATCACTTCGTAAGTCATGGTCGCCTCCGTGGCGAGCTGATTAACCAAACACACGGAACTGCCCACACAAGAACGCGGTCGGCCAGATAGGCAGCGGTGGATGGGCAGTGCGGTATGTTCGGTGGGGGTGGGTGTAGGCGGGGTGTTACGCGACGTCAGGCTCAACCTTGTCGTAAGCTTCTCCGCAAAACATGCAGAACTTCGCGAGCATGTTGACGGAATCTTTTTTCGGCTTGAGCGCGCCAGCTTTGGTGGGCTTCTGGTAGCTGACCTCGGCGCGCATGAATTGCTGAGACTTGGCCGTGCCGTTTCCGAACATCAGCGCGTAACCATCCAGGCTCACACGCAGATCCGTACAGCCCTCAGTCAGCCCAGCCTGAACACTTTCCTTTATCGACGCCTCAAGCGTCTTGCGGCAATCGCACATCGCAATCTCCTATTGCTCGCTCACTGGGAAGGCAGTGGCTACCTATTGAATGGGGTGATCGTCTTTCCGATCTGTCACACCGGCTACTCAAGGTGTTAGGAGGCAGTTTCCAGGCGTAAAGCACGCTCCCAAACTACAAAAGGACCCGCTTTCGTTTTGGCTTTCGCCGAATAGGTGCCGTCTATTCCTGCTGTCACGCTGCCTGTGCTTTAGCGTCGAACTTACGCAGCGATTCCCGACGTGATGCAGATGTCCGGCGCTCCCCGGATGCTGGCTTGGCGTGGACCCATCCAGCGGCGCAATTCGTGTGCTTCCAGATCGAAAGTAGTGACGTCCACAGGTGCTTCGTTAACCCCTCCGTGATATGGAGGATCATCTGCATCGGGGTGTGAACTGGATGCTATTACCCGTGCTCACGGTTAGGCTGCACGGGGATCAACCCAGATCACACTCCGATGAAGACGAGAAAGCCCGAGAACACCCGGGCTTTCATATTCATGTGCTTCTCAGAGGCAGTGGCGATCGCTGAGGCCTCGCCGGGCATCCTGATTCATGGCTGCAAATCCTCTGTTGCGTGTCGACTGCGGGAACGTCCCTTGGCAGTCGGAGCAGGTGGGCGGTTATAGGCCGCAGTTTCGTCCGCATCCTTCAGCCAACTCATCGAATTGGCTGAGGTGATGCTTCATGCCAGATGGATGGCAAGCATCCCGCGATTCATGATTAGCAACTCGCCAGTGCTATTCATGATCTCCCGCAGCGCTTTCTCGCCACCGGCTATCCCGGCGACCGCAGCAACTACGCCGAGACGGCCTTTTTTGTCAGCGCTGCGCAGCGCCTCGCGGATTCGATCGTCTTGCTTGGGGTCGGTCAGGTTCATATTGGCATTCGTTAATATCGATCCCCGTCAGCGTTAATCCGCTTAAGGGGCGTAGGGGTAAGGGTTAAGTCAGGCTTTCCAGCTTTTGCTCGACACGCTGATCGACCAGATCGGCGATACGGAATGTCTCTTCGCTGGAGTAGTGCGGGTTGCATTCAGAGCAGTGACCGGCGACTTCAATCTCTGCCGCAAGCTGCATTAGCATCTGATCTCGCAAGCACGACGGGCACTGAACGGCCTCTTCCGATCTCGCCTTGACCACGCCAATGCAGCATTTCGTCGCGTCTTCTTTTTCGCTGTGGAAGTCGGCGCATATGTCGCAGGACCAGCCCTGATCAATGTCACGCTGGCAGCAACGCTCAGCGTCGTGGTGAAACTCGTGAACCTCGTAGCAAGCACCGCACTGATAGGCTCTTGTCGGCATACGTCGCCCTCCGTTCAATATGGCGCCAGGCGTGCGCCGCTGATAATCTCGACCACCTCAACAAGAGGCGAATGCCATGGATTTGAAGAACCTTGCCGTCCTGCAGCAACTACGTGACAGCATGAAAGACAAGGCTGCGATAGACCCATCAGGTACGCCGCGGGCCATTGCGTGGTTAAAGGTTCTTGCCCAGTCTTTATCGGGGCCAGAGCCCCGTAAATCGTCAAAGCCAAAGAAGCGCAAGCCCGCCGCGTCAAAAACTGCAGCACCGAAGCCGGTCATGACGGCGACCACAGTTATCAGCCACAAGAAGAAACGAAAACAGGATGCCGACGCGCAGAAACTCAGATCCAGACTGCTTTTGGATAAGTCCTTAGCCGCCAAGTACCGTGATTGCCGTGAGTGCGGCAGGCTTGTCCATATCGGAGAGGACATCCCGCTATACCCAGTTCGATGTGAACGCTGTCGGAAAAGAGATGGCCAGATCGACCTAGGAATAAAGGCCAATAAAAGCAATCAATTTTCTGAAATAACAGTCCTACCTGGTGGTGCTCCCGGACTCGGTAAGCGCAAATAACCTGCTTTCCGCAAAGCTCTTGATGGAGCTTTCTGGAGAGCATCCGGCCCACACTCGGCGGGCCGGTATTCTCATTCTCGGGGGATCTCAGATCCCAACAGCCAACCGCGGTGTGTCCATGTAATGGCATTGCACCCGTCAGCACTCTTTAATCAAGGACCATCTACGCTGCTGGTCACGGGGTGAGGCCCCCCTGTACCGAACTTAAAGGTGTTCGGCTCGCTACCTTCCTGCATTCCGGCCGGTGTTGATCCGGCAAGGGTGTCGCTGTGCATCTAAAGAGCGACGGGTCTGTTGAGGCCCTGCCGAGTCGCTGTGGCGTCTCGATGGATTCAAATATAGGCACTCCCATATTCGCTGTCAATGGGTATTCCCATAATTATGGGCGAGTTTTCCTAGACCCACAAAAAAACCCGCACGATGGCGGGTCTATGAGGCGATTAAGAAGCTAGGGGGCGTGGCCGAATCTGGTGCGGAAGTCAGTTTCCATCTTCGCGCATGCGCCGCTGATAATGGCTTGGGCGCCATATGGGCCCTTGTAGGACGCTTCATTATCCCGGCAGATGCCTATCGCTCGTCGAGCCTGGGCTTTCGCCTGAGCCTCAGGGGATGATCCTAGCATTGCGCCGATAGCCAGGAATCCAGCTCCCAACACAACGACAACAATGAGAGCTTTCGCGAAGAATCCCATTGGCTTCTTCGCTTGCGGGGAGGGGACCTTAAAGGCCGTTGTCAGATCAGCATGACAATGCCTGCACCTGATGGCTTCCACCTTGATCCTTTCCGCACAATAAGGGCAATCCTTTTCACGCACTACGCCATCTCCATCAAATTTTGGCAAAAAATCGATAAGAAGAGAGGCCCTAAATAGGGCCTTTTTTTAATCAGTTATCAGCTTGTATGTGGAAGATTCTTTTTCTGTAATTTCGTCTCTAGATGTATATTTCAGAGCTTTCAAAGATACGTGCATACCAAGCGAGTACTGCTGAGCATAATTGTATTGTTGTTTGTTGTATTCAATCTTGATCTTATAGCCATCGTCGACCCTTAATATGATCGAGCCTGAATCATTCAGTACAGCTACCTTCCCAGCTAGCGAAACCGCCTCGGGCTTTATTTTGCTAACAATTGACAGTCGCTGCCTAGCGAGCCGAACGCTGTCTAATGTGCCGCCCCATTTGTGTACCGAGGAATCAGGAGATGGCCAAGTCAATTCGGCGCCTATGTCTCGCTTCTCAAGCTCCTTCAATAGATCACAGAGCTCTCTCGTAGCACGTATACCTATCGTGGATACAAGCTCCTTCACCTGTTCGGGAGATTGCTCCATTAATAGGCTAAATATTTTCTCTAGGGCGCTTTCAAGAACGATGTCCCCAGTTGCATCAGGCGATAAACTCCCAGCAAAGAGTAGCCGGGTTGAACCGGGCGCTAGGCTAGATAATCGAATATCAAGTTCATCAGATAACTCATCTGGTATCCCTCGCTCAGGATCAATGCCGTACCGTAAATGGAACGCGGCAAATCCGATAGCGCTGTGGAACTTGTTGGAAACCATAGTCAGTAACCGAAGCGGTATACTTCCGTCCAATCTCCATCCAGTAAGACGAAGTTCTATAACTTCCTTCTTTAGCGATTCCTTCGCAACTCTCAGGTCTTGAAGTAATTCATCTCGCTGACTTTCCCAAGACGACAAAGCAATCCTGATAGAGAAATCTCCAGGTGCTTTCTCTAGGCTGGCCTTATCACGAGCGACAAATGCCTTCACCTGAGCAAGCTGGCGCTCCAGCCAGTCAATTCTTTTCTCTTGCTCTGTCATGGTTTCAGCCTCAGTAGTGCTAGGCCCTTGGGAGTAATCTCGTCTCGCTGAGTTCCAAACTTTTGAAACCAGAAGGCCTTGCCCTCTGCGTCGTCGCTCGGCACTGCATGCACGTCGAGCTTGAAGCGAGCTTTTGCGTAGGCGGTGGTGAGGAGGTTGTTCACGGCATTCCAGGTAGATTCGGTTAGATCCCGAACGCACGAAGGATCGTAAATTACCAGCAGGTCTATATCGTCGGGATCGTGCTTCTGGCACATAAATGAGCCATCAATCCACATCTCCGCCTGTAGACCGTGCTGCTCCAAAAGCCCGACATAAATGTCGAAAAGCTCGAAAAGCATGGCCCTGCGCTTTGAATCAGGAAACCCATCTACAGCTAGACTTCTCAAGCTGCTGAGTGAGTGTTCGTGAATGCCCTCGCCCAGCAGCGGCGGAAAATCAGCTTTGATTAGGTTCATCAGTCTGCAGCAGCAGCTCCATGGCCCGTTTCAGTCTCAGCGCCTGAGCTTCGGAGATGCCAAGCATCTTGTCGGCAATCTCGTCCACCGCCTGGCGGTGAGCTGGCGCTGCTTCTTCGTACTTTTGCTGCTGATATGTGCGTGAAGAATCGCCACCTAAAGGAGGGCGCGATGATCCATCGCCGGCTGCATTGCGGGATGGGGCGAGCATCTCGCCGACACCTTCCGCGAGCCAAATAGCTGAGACACCGCAGGCAGCAGCAAGCTGCGCGGTGTAGGCGGTTGCTTTGGATTTGCCTCTCTCAAGGTCTGAAATCGACGTTTGATTGATTCCGACCTTTTCGGCGAGAGCGATCTGTCCAAGCTTCGAATGACGTCTTGCGGCCTTTAGCCGGTCTTTGAATTCCATGCTCCGAGTATTACGGGTACGCCCATACCCTTGCAAATCGGTATTCCCATAATCTAGTATATGGGTATTCCCGTATGGAGGGGCAGCATGAACACTATTTTCAAGGACCTCGTTGCCTTCTTCGGCACACAGGAGGCCACCGCTGAAAAGCTCAAAGTTGACCAAAGTACCGTTTCCGGCTGGGTGCGTGAGAAGCACGGTATGTCTCCAGTTATTGCCAAGCGGGCTGAGGCACTGACTGAAGGCGTCTTCAAAAAAGAATCCCTATGTCCGTCGTTCCCTTGGGCCGAGATGGCCGCTTAGCGCCAGACGTCCCTGTCTGCGTATCCATTGAGCGAATGATCGCTCCGCAGATGGCGGAACGCCACGTAACAAATCTGGAGACATTACATGCAAGCCTTGATGAGAGCGATTTACGACGTAGTTGACGAGGTTGGCACCAAGACCTTGGCGGAGGGGGCGAGCTTCACGTCTCGGACGCTTCTTTCCCAGAAGGCCAACCCGGACTACGAAAGCCACAACATGAACGTGCCAGAGCTGCACCGGATCATGAAGTTCACCCAAGACTTTCGTCCGCTGATTGCCTGGGCTGATTCATTCGGCTTCGACCTGGTGGCCCGCCAACGCCCGGCACCAAAACCACTCATGACCGCGCTTTGCCACCTGACCGCTGAATGCGGTGATGTCGGCCGCCTGATCTTCGATGCCACTGCTGACAACCACATCAGCCAGCACGAAAAGGCGCAGGGCGACAAAGCAATTCAAGAAGCCATCGACGCTCTGCACGTTCTGCGTGAATCGCTGAAGGCTGCCTGATGAAAACCCCAACCACCAAATCGCAGGCACAAAAAAGCCGGGGCGCAATCCCGGCTTTTTGTGCAGCACTTGCAACTAAGTTCTGGAGCAAATAATGCGCACTGACCAACAGAATGTCAATCCCGTATCAATTCACGCCGCGCCACGTTTCGTCATCTCTGAAAACGTGGCGCGCGCAAACGTCGTCGATATCGGCGGCGTGACTATTCGCCGTGACGAAGATGGTCGCTACTCACTCAACGACCTGCATCGTTCTGCGGTTGAAAACGGAAAGGCCACTGACAGTCAGCGGCCCGGCAACTTTCTAAAAGCAGACTCTGTTTCTGCGTTTATCAAGGCTTTGGAAACTGCTACGAAAATAGCAGTTTGCGTAAAGCTCCCTGGACGGTCCGGCGGCACCTTTGCTGACGAGCTGATCGCGATCCGCTATGCCGCCTGGATTGAGCCGGCTTTCGAAGTGGACGTCTATCGCACCTTCCAGTCGGCCAAGCGCTCGGCGGCGGCAAGCGTTCGCGAAGGTGTTGACCGCGCAATGTCGCGTGAACGTGCTCGCCTTGAAGCTCCCGCGTTGACTGCGGCCATTACGCATGGTCGTACCGCTGCCGGGAAAGAAGTGAAGCACTACCACTTCAGCAACGAATTCGACCTCATCAACCGCATTGCGCTGGGCATGCCTTCCAAGGCTTACCGGGTTGTGCACTGCATCGGCGCGACCGAATCCATCCGCGATCACCTGACACCATGCGAGATCCGCTGCATCGAGCACCTTCAGCGCTTGAATGCATCCCTGATCGATATCGGCATGGACTTCGAATCTCGCAAGCAGAAGCTCAGCCAGATTTACATCCAGCGTCACAGCCGGGCCCTTCTTTCCGAAATCAAGCGCCTGGAATTCTGACCATGGCCGGAGACTGGATAAAAATGCGCATCGAACTGCAAACCCATCCGAAAGTTTTCCGCATGGTGTCCGCATTGAATGCGGACAGACTTCGCATCATTGGTGGACTTCACATCGCCTGGAGCATCTTTGATGTGCATTGCGATGATGGTGTTTTGGTCGGATACACCGTTGATGCGATGGATGCGGTGGTGGGCTGGCCTGGCTTCACTCAGGCGATGATCGACGTCGAATGGGCGTCTGTCGATCCCTCTGGAAGCCTTGTAATGCCTCGCTTTGACGAGCACAACGGTAAGTCTGCCAAGCGTCGTGCGAACGACTCTGAGCGTAAGCGAAATGCGCGTGATGCAGTGATGTCCGCCAGTGATGCGGACAAAAACCGGACCAGAGAAGAGAAGAGAAGAGAAGAGAAGAAAGATCAAGATCAAAAGCCCTCTGCGCAAGCGCCGAGCGTTGATGCGTTTTCGAAGTTCTGGGCGCTCTACCCGAAGAAGGTCTGCAAGGCCGCTGCCGAGAAGGCATGGGCGAAACTGAAGGTCACTGACGACATGCTCGCCCTGATCATCCAGGGGCTCGCCAAGCAATGCGTTTCCGCTGGCTGGACCAAGGATGCAGGCCAATTCATCCCGCACCCGGCAACCTGGCTCAACGGCAAGCGTTGGGAGGACGAAATAGCCCCTCCGAGCAACGTCCATCACTTGCCATCCAGCCGCCATACCGGTTTCGACCAGCGCGACTATACGGCCGGGCTGACTGCTCGCGGGGATGGCACCTATGACTTCTGAAGCCAAGAGCATCGATCTCGAGATCTGCGACATCGAGCGCCGGTTTGGTGTTATCTCCAAACAGCCAGCGGAATGTCCGCAGCATGGCGCCTATGCCTCAGTGATCCGCAAGTACAGCGATACCGCATCGGGCTGCCCTGCTTGCGCCGCAGAAGCTCAGGCACTTCGCGACAAGGCCGAACAGGAAGCGACATGGACCCGGATCGCCGAACAGCGCCTGGAACGCAAGTTGGGGGCTTCCCTGATCCCGAAACGGTTCATCGGCAAGAACTTCGAAGATTTCGTTGCTAGCACGCCTGAGCAGAAGGCCAATCTGGCGAAATGCGTCGAGTACGCCAATGACTTTCCGAAGAATCTCGACGACGGTCGCTGCATCGTGATGACCGGCACACCGGGTACTGGCAAGACGCATCTGGCAGCCGCCATCGCCGGGCATGTCATCGTCAACCACAACGCCACCGCCGTGTATCGCACTGTCGGCGGGCTGCTCCAGTACATCAAGGGCAGCTACGGCGACCGGGCCGAATACAGCGAGGCCGAGGCATTCGCCAGTCTCGTCGAGCCATCACTGCTGATTATCGACGAAGTGGGCGCTACCAAGCCGACCGAGTTCGAACTGGCGACCTTGTTCGCCGTGATCAACGGGCGCTACGAGGAGCAGCTGCCGACCATCGTGATTTCCAACATCGACGCCAAAGAGTTGGGCGCCGTGCTGGGTGATCGCAGTGTCGATCGCCTGCGTGAAGGTCGCGGCATTGGTTTGGTGTTCGAGGGTGCGTCTGAGCGTAGCAAGCGGAGGGCTTCGTGATGACCAAACAGAAAATGTATTGCTCGTTCTGCGACAAGAGCAGCGCCGAGGTTTCGCTAATGATCGCAGGCCATACCGCCCACATATGCGACCAGTGCGTTCGTGCCGCTGTTGAAACCCTTCAGGGTGAGGGTCATTGGCCGGTCGCAACCACCGACAGCATTCGTCGCGGCCTGATGGCACTGGCTGCGTACATCGGCCCGAAATGTACTGACGCCGTGACTGCTGCAATGGGGGATTCACAATGAAGATCCCACACCTGTTACTCGCCCTGTCCTCATTCGCATCGGCCATTGTCATTTTGGCTTTTGCGGAAGATGCGGTTGGCTATGCGCTTGTTGTTTGGAACCTGGCCGGAACGGGCGTCGCAATCTGGTTTGGGAGACTTTGGAAATGAATCCCACCCAAAAACAAGCCGTAGACCAGCTCAAGTCCGAAGGCTTTGAAATCCATCCCAGCGCCTCCGACATGGTGCTGATGAGCAAGGGCGCCGATGTCCGCTTTGTGCGTCAGGACGGCAGTCAGAAGCGGGCAGACGCAAGCAATGTGAAGGTTATTCGGGGGTGCGTGTGATGGATAAGTCGAAGCAGCAGTTTGAAGAATTTGCCCTGAGTGCAGCAGGTGGCTTGGGTCCTGGACATCTGACCAAGGATGTGGACGGCGATTACACCAACTACGCCGCACAGGCTTACTTCGATTTCTGGAACGGGTCACGCGCCGCGCTGGTGATTGAGCTGCCGCGCGTTTACACCGAAGCCACGCGCAAAGTCATCGAAGCCGCTGGCGTGAAGGTGGCCCCATGAAACTCCCCCTCCTAATCCTATCCCTCACAGTGTTCATCACAGCCGTACAGATGAATCAGCCGGTTGTTGCTGAGAAGCGCGTCGTGGCTTTGTCGGAGGTGTTGTTCAGATGAGTGACTACAGCGAATTGAAGCGGTTGGCGCTCGATGTTATCGAAATCCAGAAGACCGAAGACCGGCCCATCGGCGATGCGTGGAGTGCGTTTGAGGCTGCGGCTGAGCCTGCCGTGGTGCTGGGATTGATTGCGGAGGTTGAGCGTCTACGCGAGGTGATGTCCTGTGTTGTTAACGAGATACCTCGTTACACACATCGCGCTGGGAACGCACCGGGCCATTGCCACGCGATCCCCGGAGTATGGGATCGCGACAATGGGGACAAGGCTGGAACCGAGTGCGGTTGGTGCAAGGTCTGGAATGCTGCAGTTGCCATGAGCAAGGAGGCTTCCAATGGGTGAAGTCATCCACAAGCCTCGCCACTTCTGGGCGGCCGGATCTGCGCGAATCCGCGACGTCTTCAAGCTGGCCTACCTCTTCGCATTCGAGCTGTCGGCCGCCACCGCCGTGGAAATCATTGTCCGCCCGGTCAAGAGCCGCCGCACCCTGGAACAGAACGCCAAGCTCTGGGCCATGTTGGGCGATATCTCCCGCCAAGTTGAATGGCCGGTCAACGGTGTCATGCAGCGCCTCGATGCCGAGGACTGGAAATCGCTGATGACCGCTGCTGCGCGACAGGAAGTGCGCATGGCTGCCGGTATCGATGGCGGGGTGGTAATGCTCGGCGTCAGCACCAAGCGCATGACCGTCCGCGAACTGGGCGATGTGATCGAGTGCATGTATGCGTTCGGCGTTGACAAAAATATCGTCTGGAGCGAGCCGAAAGGGCAGATGCCAGAGTCATGGGAGGCGGCAGCATGAGTCATCAATTCAAGGCTGGTGATTTGGCTCTGACGCTAATCGATGATCCGGACATGCCTATCGGGTCGTGTGTCGAGTTGGTGAAACCAATTGCCCAGGGAGAGATGCTTGAATTTGCGGCGTTTGTCGCTCCGTCTCCGGGATGGTACGTCACCAATGCCAGCTGTTACCGAAACGTCGCTTATGGCGATCATGAGTTGATGCCCCGGCGCGGCGACTTCACCCCCGAGCAAACCAACTCACGCGAGGTGACCGCATGAAGACCATCAAGGCCCTCATCCGGGTCGCCTCATGCTTCGCCTCAATGATGGAGTGCGCAGCTCTTGAGCCTTCGACAGTGAGCTTCCAGTGTGGAGGTGGGGTGTGAAGCAAACCAAACTCACCAAAGCAGCGCGCGGCCGGGATTGCCAAATCCGAATCCCGGGTGTGTGTAACGGCAATTCTGAAACCACCATCCTCGCGCATTACCGCATGGCTGGCACTCGCAGCGGCATGGGTATCAAGCCCAACGACCTGCAGGGTGCGTGGTCGTGCTCTGCCTGTCACGACGCCGTCGACGCTCGGATCAAGACCGAATTCACCCACTACGAACTCCGCATGATGCACCTAGAAGGCATGGTGCGGACCATCGACATTCTCGTCAGCGAAGGGAAGGTAGCAGCGTGAGCAAGCCGGAGGAGTTACTGGCCCTGCACCTGCGCGCGCACAGGCTGGAAGCCGAGCCTGAGTATCGGTTCGGCGCCATTGCCGCTGGCGGGGCGGGTAAGGGGCTTCGCGAACGGCTCAAGGCATCCGGTCTGCGTGACTGGCGTTTCGACTTCGCAATCCCGGCACACAAGCTCGCCGTAGAGGTCGAGGGCGGCGGTTGGACGGGCGGCCGTCACACGCGAGGCACAGGTTTCGCCGAAGACATGAAGAAATATGACGCGGCAATGCGCCTAGGCTGGACGATTTATCGCTGCGACCCCGCGATGGTCAAGTCGGGCAGGGCGATTGAAACCATCAAATTGATTATCGAAATGAGGGCGGCAGCATGACTTATCGCAACGTGGTTTCTGCAGTAGTCCGGGCCCTGGCCGCCGAGACGATCAATAGCGCAGGCGGGTGTGACTTCGAGCCAAAGGTGCAGGCTGCCAAACAGAAGGGTGAGATCGTCGGCAAGGAAGCTGCGTTCCTACAAGACTGCTGGGTGTTTGGTCGCCTCCACAAATCGTTGTCGACCGCACACTGGCGCGCGCTGGTGGCCAAGTTCTCGACGCACACTGACCGCAAGCACTCGGCAATAGCCGATCTGACCATAGTTTTGCGCTCGCCAGCGCCGGAGCGGTTCCGTCACTGCGCGATCGTTACTTGGGCGCTGCCAAAGCTGCCAGGTGTCGAGGGAAAGCGGTCCACTAGTGTGCTGCCAGCCGGGTGGTATGAGATGGATAACTGGTCGAACGAACCGCACCCGATCAAGACTCAAGAGCGGTGGCGTCGTGAGATTCGCAAGACCTTAGAGCGCGAAGTTGATCAGGCCTTAGTGGAGGTCCAGCACGTTCTAGAGCATGAAGGCCTTCTGATGGCGGAATGTGCTTGACCTTCAGTGATCCAATGAGCCAATATCGCCCCATCATGTCAATCCTGCGCGCATAAAGGATTGATCCAGAAAGCCCAGCATCTACTGTTGGGCTTTTTTGTGCGTGTTTTCCGCCCGTCGGCCTGTAGGCACTTCACGATTTCGACGCATTCCGATCTGTATGTGCAGATATCCTGTACTCAGGTTAGGAGAGTCAGAATGGCGATCGAGAACAACGGACCGGAATCAGCGTATCCAGGTCCAGACGAGAAAAGCATCGACACCGGCGCAGATCATGATTCTGGCCTGGATCAAACTTCCTCTGAGCCTAAGCAGGGAACAGGTGAGAAGCCGGAAGACTGGACCCCGCCACAAGGGAATCCAGGCTCGGATCAGGATGCTCTGACCAACCGTGACAGAGGCGGCGCATAGCTCCCGCTGCTTAAAGATAAGAAGCAAATAGAAGCCCAGGCACTAGCTTGGGCTTTTTCATTTCCGCTCCCCGCAAGGGAGGATAGTCGGATGTCCAAAATGCCCGAGAAAAATCCTGATTTCTGGGCGCAAGTCTGGATCGTCGTCACGACGCCGCTTTGGCAGGGCGCAATCATGTCGGCAACCATCTCGATGCTGCGCGTCCTCTATGAAGGGAAAGAAGCAAACAAGCGCCGCGTCTTGCTCGAAGCGCTCATGTGCGGCGGCTTGAGCTTGTCGGCCAGTAGCGTCATCGAGTGGATGGCCTGGCCTTCCAGTCTGTCGGTGGGAGCGGGCGGCGCCATCGGCTTTATTGGCGTGACCGCCATTCGTGAATTAATCATCAGGTTTCTCGGGCGCAAGGCGGACTCAGCATGAACCTCGAACCTGTTGTCGCTGTTACCAAGTCTGTCTCCACCCTGCGTGCCATTGCGGCTGCCATCGTGATTGCCATCGTCATGGGTCTGCTCATCGCTATCCAGCAGATCCGTGTTGTGTCCTTGCAGGGCAACCTCACGTTGGAACGTGGCGCCACCGCGACCGCCCTGAGCGCCAACGCCGAGAGCCTGGCCACCATAACCACGCTGCGAGCCGAGGCCGCACGCAATGAGACTTACCGTCTCGATCTCGATAAGCGGCTGAAAGCCAGCGAGCAAAAAGCCGTACAGGCGAGGAAAGACTTTGAAGACCTCAAACGCAAAAGCCCGGCTGTTCGTAAGTGGGCTGATCAGCCTTTGCCTGACGGCCTGCGCGGGAAGCCAGCCAGCTCCGGGAAAGACAACAACGTTAAGGCTCGAGCCCCCTGAGCTGGTCTCATGTGAGCGCATCAGCACCACTGATGACGACCTCGCGCTGAACGGCGACCTCTGGGCGCTGAAGGATCGGGCGGTGAACCTGCTCGATACTTGCGCCGATCAGGTGGACGCCCAGATCCTCCGAAGCAAAACCAAGTAATCCGCGCCACGTTTCGTCAAGCGCGGTTTCGTGGCGCGCTCACATATTCCTAGTTCTTGCCGAACCCCGGCAATTCTCCGAGGTATGACATGACCAAGCAGCTCGTTAAGCCGCCTGCCAAGAAGCGCGCGCGTGTGAAACCTGAAATTTTGGAACTCCCGGCCGAGACGTCGTCGCCAGACATGTCGATCTCGCCCGCTGTGGCTTCGGAAGTTGATGGCCTGAATCAACGCATCATCGACGCTGTGAATTACGCGAAGACCACCGGCGTAGCGCAAGGATTCATCGTTGCGGTGCTTCATGGCGCAGCATTGCGCGAGACCGAGATGATGAACCGGCCTGTTCCGACCGCTCAAGGCTGACAGGCATGAAGATCATCGTCAGCAAGCTCCTTGGCTCTGCCGAGGTCGAGTTCTTGCGTGAGGGCACAGTCGTGCACGTCGAGCGGTTCAAGGGCAAGCAGTCAGGCCCGTTCGAGCGCCCGATCCGCACCGCTGAAGCATTCGATGATCACCGTTGCCGCTTCGTGACCGTGATGCCGGATGACTGGAAGTTCGAGTATGAGGTGGTGGCGTGACGACGATTGCCATCCAAGACGGCGCCATCGATGGATTGTGAATTGCCGATGGACACGCAAGGGAAAGAAAACTGTTGTTCTATTTTTCATCCACAGCCAGGGTTTATCTTGGCGGTTACGGACGTTTCGGATAGTCTTGGATCTTCAGAAATCATAGGAGTGAGCGAGCCTGGCATCAAGCGTCCTGCACAACGGCACCTGTTACAACGGTTATCGGGAGCAACGCCCATGTAACCATCAACCAGACCAATGTCAGTAAATGCAAATACCAGGTAGGGAGTTCGATTCTCCCTAGCGAAAACGGAATAACATCACCTACTAAAAAACGAGGAGTTTTGAAGATGAAAAAACGTACCCAAGGAATCAAATCGATAGCTCGAAATGTAACCGCAGGCGTTGTGATGCTGGGATCGCTACTGGATGGTGGCGTACATTCCGCTCAATCCTATGATTTTTGATAGCTGATTTATTTAATGGTATTTAGCGACTGACATTCGTCGGTTGCTGCATAGGGGTGACTATGAACAGGCCACTCCCCCCAAGCTCCCTCTTGTCCGTTTCAGACTTCCAATTAAGTGGTCGCCTAGTTCCTGCCCCTGAGGTGTGGGACTGGCTTTGCGTCGAAATCCTCGCCCAAACCGGAAGCATCCACAACGATGATCACGCCCATCTGATCGACGCTGACATCTGTGTGATGTGGGCATCATCTGCTTTCACCAAAAAGGGTCGGACAGTCGTTGGCCAGGCCGAGCAGGTCGCCCTCCGTGCAGGGGGGTGGCAGAAAGCTCGGATGGAACAACCGATGATGGATTGGTTCGGCCGTGTGCCGGCTTACATCATCACCCTCGCTGCCGATTACTGTTCCCAGTGCAGCGATGCCGACTTCTGCGCGCTGGTTGAGCATGAGCTTTATCACATCGCCCAAGCACAGGATCAGTACGGCGCCCCCAAGCTCACGCAAGAAGGTCTTCCCAAGCTTGAGATGCGCGGCCACGACGTCGAAGAATTCGTCGGTGTCGTCCGCCGCTATGGTGCGAGCCCTGACGTACAAGCTCTGGTCGACGCTGCAAACAAACCTGCCGAGGTAGGCAAATTGAACATTTCGAGGGCCTGCGGAACCTGTCTGCTCAAGTCGGCTTGATCCTTGACGCCCCTTGACGGATACCAAATCTATGGCAGCTCTGAAAGACGAGGTGAAGGCCTTCATTGTTCAGGCGCTTGCCTGCTTTGATTCGCCGAGCCAGGTAGCGCAGGCCGTAAAGGAACAATACGGCGTCGAGGTCTCCCGCCAACTGTGTGAGCGATACGACCCCACAAAGTACTCCGGCCGAGACCTTAGCCACAAGTGGAAGACCTACTTCGGTGAGTGCCGCGCGCGGTTCCGCGAAGAGACTTCGGAAATTTCGATAGCCAATAGAGCGTTCCGGCTGCGCGGTCTAGCTCGCATGGCCGAGAAGGCCGAAAGCATGAAGAACATGGTGCTGGCTGCTCATCTGTTCGAGCAGGCAGCCAAAGAGGTGGGCGACATTTACGTGAATCGCCGCCTCGAGCCCGAAAAGCCTCTTGGCTCCCAAGCTGATCAGCAACATGCGGTCGCTGAATACAGGCTGGAGCCAGACGAGAATGTACCTACTACCCCGCACCTTTGATCAGCCGGTAAAGCTGACGCCGAAGCAGGCCAACATTTACGTTTGGGGCTTCCAGCCCGAAGCGCGCTTCCGCGATGCGGTATGTGGCCGTCGGTTCGGCAAGACATTTCTCGGTAAAGCGGAAATGCGCCGCGCTGCCAGGCTGGCCGCTGAGTGGGGTGTCAGCGTCGAGGATGAAATCTGGTACGGCGCTCCGACATTCAAGCAGGCCAAGCGCGTGTTCTGGCGTCGGCTCAAGCAGGCGATCCCGGAGGCATGGCGCGCTCACCGGCCGAACGAGACTGAATGCTCGATCACACTGAAGTCTGGTCACGTCATGCGCGTGGTCGGGCTCGACAACTACGACAACCTGCGCGGCTCTGGCCTCTTCTTCGTCCTGGTGGATGAATGGGCGGACTGCCCGTGGGCTGCCTGGGAAGAAGTGCTCCGGCCGATGCTGTCGACCTGTCAGTACACGTTGCCGGGCGGCGAGACGCGAAAGGGCGGACATGCTCTGCGCATTGGCACGCCGAAAGGCTTTAACCACTGCTATGACACGTATCTTGATGGCCAGCCAGGCGCCGAACCTGATCACAAGAGCTGGCAGTACACCTCCTTGCAAGGCGGCAACGTTCCTGCCGAAGAGCTAGAAGCGGCTCGTCGCAAGATGGACCCGCGAACGTTCCGGCAAGAGTACGAGGCTGGCTTCGAGAGCTATTCCGGGATTGTCTACTACACGTTCAGCAGGACTGAAAGCGCGACCACGGAGCGTATAAAGCCCGGCGAAGCGCTGCATATCGGCATGGACTTCAACGTCATGAAGATGGCTGCGGTCGTCTACGTGGTTCGAGACGGGCTGCCACTTGCCCTTGATGAATTCCATGGGGTCCGCGACACGCCGGATATGATCGAGAAGATTCAGGCGAGATTCCAAGGGCACAGTATCGCGGTCTATCCGGATGCCAGCGGGCAGAACACTAGCAGCAAGAACGCCAGCGAATCCGACCTGTCCCTCTTGAGGAAAGCAGGATTCACCGTGGTCGTGGATTCAACAAATCCGGGGGTCAAGGATCGCGTGAACGCATTGAACGCCGTGCTCCTAAACACCTACGGCGAGCGGCGCTTGAAGGTCAATACTGACCAGTGCCCTCAACTCACACTGTGCCTGGAGCGTCAGACCTACACCAAAAAAGGTGAGCCGGACAAAGATCCGAAGAAGGGTCACGACCACATGAACGACGCGGCTGGCTACTTCATCGCCAAGCGCTACCCGATCAAAACTCAAACCGCCGGCGTCCGCCGTATTGGAGGATTGGCCTGATGCCAGTGCAATCAACAAACCCCGAGTACGACGATCACCTTGCCGAATGGCAGATGATGGACGACGCGCTCGAAGGCGAGTGCGCAATCACCCGCAACGACAAGTACCTTCCTAAGCCATCCGGCATGGTCGAAGCTGAAAAGCTGGACGCGACCGGTAACGCTTACCTCTACACGAACTACCGTGACCGCGCCCAGTACGAACATTGGGTACGCGACTCGCTGCGCTCGATGATGGGTCTTGTGTCGCGGCTTATCCCCGAGATCACGCTACCGGGGGGGCTGAAGGGGATTGAAGAAAACGCCACCGCTGACGGCTTCAGCCTCAAGCAGTTGTTCATGCGCATGGTTCGTCAGACGATTTCGCACGGCCGTGTGCCGCTGGTTGTGAACGTCGACGATCGTAGCGAGCCGTATTTCTCCACGTACGCCGCGCGCAACGCGATCAACTGGGACGCCGCTGATCAGGGCGGTCGTCAAGACCTGGTGCTCGCAGTGTTCCGGGAGTTCAGGAAGAAGGGCGGGGATCGGTACAGCCACGAATGCGATGTAGTGTTCCGCGAGTTCTTCATGCGGGACGATGTTTGCTATACCTCGGTCCGCAATGAGGGTGGCGACGTAGTCGAAGACGAACGCCCGCTGGGCACCACCGGCAACGACAATCGATTGATTCGCGGGCTGCCTTACATCCCGGTCATTTACTGCGGCTCCACCGACAACTCTCCGGAAGTGGATGAGGTTCCGCTGCTTACCATGGCTCGTGCTGCGGTGAAATCTTACCAGCTCAGTGCCGACTACTTCACCGCGCTGCACCAGACCAGTCACCCGCAACCCTGGGTGTCCGGGCTGGACGAGAATATCGAGCTGAGCGTGACCGGGCCATCAGCGGCTTGGGATCTTGGCCCGAATGGCAAGTGCGGCTACCTAGAGTTTCAGGGGGCTGGCATCGAGGCTGCGCGCCTGGCGATGGCCGACCAGAAAGGCGCAGCTCTTGAGGCCGGCGCCAAGGTCATGGACGTTTCGGGTGATGCCGAGTCAGGCGAAGCCCGCAAGACGCGCCAGAACGATCAGCACGCCACCTTGCACAGCATCGTCATGTCGGTAGCGGAAGCCATCGAGCAGGGCCTGCGCTATGCGGCTGAGTGGAAGGGCTACAAGCCGGAAGACGTCGTCTTCATGGTCAAGCCTGAGTTCATCACGCCAGTCGTGGACGCGCAGGTGCTTGCCGAGCTGCAGAAGGCCGTGATGGCCGGCACAGTCAGTGCCGACACCTACTGGCTCTACCTCACCACCGGCAAGCTGCCAGAACGCGCCTACGACGAAGAGTCCGACCTGATTAGCGAAGAACGCGAATCGGCCGGCATCAATCTGGATAAAGACGATGGCGACGGCACCAGCAACAAACCGGACGGCGGACAGCCTGCTGCTGGAGCAATCGACGCGGCATAGCGTCATGCTCGAGCGGCTGAAAGCAGGCGAGGTCAAGAAGTTCGAGAAATACCTGCGCCAGATCGACACGGTTGTGCGTGATCAGCTAACCCGCAAGGAGCTGACCACCTACGGCCGTGACCGTCTGGAACAGTTCCTCGCCCGCGTCGATGGAAAGCTGCTCGACATCTACACGGCGTACGGCGACGTGGTGCAGGCCGATCTGGTCGACATCGCGATCTACGAATCAACCTTCGAAGCCAGCAGCCTCAATCATGCATTCACGATCGATGCCGTGGTTCCGACCAATGCGGTGATCCGCGCTGCTGTCTTCTCGTATCCGCTACAAGTGACCGGGATCGACGGCGGCAAGCTACTCAAGCCATTCCTGAGCGGCTGGACCCGCACCGAGACAATGCGGGTGACGAACACAATCAGGCTCGGCTTCGGCCAGGGCCAGACGAATGCTCAGATCATCCAGGCCATTCGCGGCACCGCGGCGCAGAATTTCACGGACGGCGTGCTCGCGATCAGTAATCGCAACGCCGCGTCGATAGTGCAGACGGCAGTCCAGCATGTGGCAACGACAGCGCGCATGGAAACGCTGAAGGCCAACCCTGACGTGGTGAAGGCTTACCGCTGGATCTCGACGCTGGACCGCAAGACCTCGCTGCAATGCAAGGGGCTTGATGGCCGCGTGTTCGAGGTAGGTAAAGGGCCGCTTCCTCCCGCGCACATCAACTGTCGGTCGTCTACCACTCCAGTGACGGCACTCGAGGAGTTCTTCTCGAAGGGCGCCACGCGCGCTTCAGTCGGCGATAACGGTGGAGGGCAGGTCGATGCCAGCCTCACGTATTACAAATGGCTCGCCACGCAGCCAGCGAGCTTTCAGGATGCAGCGCTCGGGCCGGTTCGCGGCAGGCTGTTCCGCAAAGGCGGGTTAACCCCGGAGAAGTTCGCCACGCTGCAGCTTAACTCCAAGTTCAAGCCGTTGACTCTGGCCGAGCTCAAAGCGATCGAGCCGGAAATGTTTGTGAGAGCCGGTGTAAACTGAGCGCCCATCACCCAGGGCCGACCATGATCATCGTTGAGCACGGCGAAGGTAACGACAGCTCCGCGAACAGCTACGCCGATCTTGAGTCGCTGCTGTTCCATGGGAGCTATTACCGGTATCCGATACCTGGCAGCACGTCAGAGCAGGTCGAGTATCTATTGCGAGCGTGCGCCGCCATGGATCGCATGCAGTGGAAAGGGCGACCGGCTTCGCAACATCAGCCGCTGACCTGGCCCCGAGCCGATATCATCATGCTCGGCGAATTCCTCAGCAAAACGATGGTTCCATACGGCATTCGACATGGGCAGGTAATGCTCGCCATCGAGATGTACGCCGCGGATCAAGGCATAACGCTTGTGCTGCCGACTCACGGCTACGAAGGTGACAAGATCGTGCCGCTGATGCGCAGCACGGCCAAGGTCAGGCTGGATCCTCCGCTATGGACGCCGAGCCGGACGCAGTTTGCCGACTACTTGGTGATGCGCGGACTCAAAGTGATTTCGTGATCGCTTGCCTTTTCCTGGCGCCAATGGAAGCATCTTTGTTTTCGGAAGAGTGGCTACGTATGGACATGGCGGTAGAAGAAAAGATCAAGCACGCATTGGAGGGGTTATTTTCCGCGGTCGGCATGTTGCAGGAGGCGTATCCGGGCAAGCCTTTTACGCTAGACGGGCGTCTCGTGGGAGACATAGGCGAAGTGGTTGCGAGTCTCGCGTACAGGATCACGCTAAATGAAGGTCTGACCAGACATCACGATGCGATAGACGACAATGACCGCAACGTTCAGATCAAAGCAACCTTCGGCACAACTCTGACGTTCCCAGCGCATCACGTTCCCGATTATTACCTGGGCATCAAGTTGAACCGAGACGGTACTTTTGAAGAAATTTACAATGGGCCTGGCTTGCTTATTAGTCAGCAACTCGCGGGGCGGAAGATTGGAAAATCCCCGCTGCATGGCGGTCTCATGCCCATGCTGAAAAGAATTAACCAATCCGTCCCTGACGCGGAGCGTATCGCTCGCAGATAGCAGTAGCTCACCAGACTCTCAAACCTCGGCCATGCCGGGGTTTTTTTATGCCCGCAAAGCGGGATACCAAACCCAAGGGGTGCGCCAAGTGGCAGAAGAAAACCAGATCGACCTTGAAAACCCGGCCGTCAAAGACGCCATCGCAGCGGCTGTCGAGGCTGCTACCACCGGGCTCAAGAACAAGAACACCGAGCTGCTTGGCTCGCTGAAAAATACCAAAACTGAACTGGACGGCTTCAAAACCCAGTTCGAAGGCTTGGACATCGCTGCGGTGAAGGGTCTGCTGACCAAGGTCGGCCAGGACGAAGAAACCAAGCTCATCGCTGAAGGCAAGCTCGACGAGGTAATCACCCGCCGCACTGAGCGCCTGCGTGGCGATTACGACAAGCAGCTGACCGCCGAGAAGACCCGAGCCGACAAGGCCGAGGCTTTCGCGGCCAAGTACAGCGACAAAGTGCTGGCCGATTCCATCCGCGCTGCCGCCATCAAGGCCGGCGCTCTGCCCGAAGCTGCCGAGGACATCATTCTCCGCGCCCGAGGCACTTTCAAACTCAGCGAAGAAGGGGAGGCAATCGCCACCGACCGTGATGGCGAGGTCATCTACGGCAAGGACGGCAAGACCCCGCTGTCACCGCTCGAATGGGCGGAATCACTGCGTGAATCAGCAACACACCTCTGGCCAAGGGCTCAGGGTGCCGGACAGACCGGCGACAACGGTGGCAAGGCTACCAAAAAGTGGGGGGAGCACACCGAACAAGAGCGCGCCGCGCTCGCACGGGACAACCCCGAAGCATACAAGCGACTCAAAGCCACTCAAGGAACCTAATCCATGGCCACCACGCAACTCGCGGACATCTTCGTCAGCGACTACTACGCCGATCTGGCGCCGGTTAACTCGCCGGAAAAGACCGCTGTTTTCGACTCCGGCATCATCGTCAGATCCCCCGAACTGGATGCCATCGCATCCAACGGGCAGGGGACCGCAGAGATTGCCTACTGGCAGGATCTGGATGCAGACGAAGAGCCGAATATCTCCAACGACGACCCGGATGACCTGGGCCTGGTTGGCAAGGCCGAGATGGGCAGTATGCGTGCGCGCACGCTGTACCTCAACAAAGGCTATGGCGTAGCCGACTTGACCACCGAGCTGGCCCGCACCGAGCCAATGCAGCACATCCGAAACCGTTTCGGCACCTACTGGACTCGCCGCTGGCAGCGTTACCTGCTGGGCGCTGCTCGCGGCATCATTGCCTCGAACATCGCCAACGATGCGGGTGACATGGTTGTCGATGCTGGTGCGGCCATCAGCGCTGGCGCATTCCAGGATGCCGCTTTCACTTCCGGCGATGCTGCCGACGTGTTCTCCGCAATCGGCGTTCACTCGGTCGTGATGAACCAGATGGTCAAGCAGGATCTCATCGAGTATCTGCGCGACTCCGACGGCCGCATCATCCTGTCCACCTACCTGGGCAAGCCAGTGTTCATGGACGACAGCCTGGTCTACGGTGCCGGTCGTTACCTGTCTGTGTTCTTCGGCCAGGGCGCATTCGGTTACGGCGAAGGCAGCCCGGCGAATCCGGTCGAACTGGAGCGCAAGCCATCCGGTGGTAACGGCGGTGGTGCCGAAGTCCTCTGGGAACGGAAGACCATGATCCTGCAACCGGCTGGTTTCAGCTGGAAAGGCGGGGAGAACCGCAACCTGAGCCCGACCGCAACGCAGTACGCGGCCGCTGCCAACTGGGAGCGCGTGTTCGACCGCAAGCAGGTTCCTTTCGCTGCCGTGATCAGCGGCACCACCACCCCGTAATCCAGCTGTGACGGGGCGTCTTCGGGCGCCCTGTCGCAAAGGAGCGAATCATGAAAGTGATTTACACCGACAAGCCGGGCAGCGAGCCTGGTGTTTGCTATCGCCTGCTCAGTGAATTCTTCGGGGTGATCAGTTCGGCGACGGACGTCTTCGTCCAGGGCGACAACCCCAACATCATCGAGGCCTACAAGCGAGCAGGCATCAAGGTCAGCGGCGCGGATGAAAACGGGCTGCGTACCGATGGCCCCACGGTCGCCGAGTTCGTAGCGGCTGGCTACCAGGCGAGCGACTACCCTCCAGCCGGTTATGCGTCTCGCAGCACGGACGAGGAAATCGCTGAAGAGCTAAAAGCGCAGAAGCTGAAGGCTGATGAAAGCTCAGAAACTGACCCTCTCAAAATGAAGGTCGACGAGCTGAAGGCCTGGCTGACGTCGAAGAACATTGCGTTCCCGGCCGACGCCAAGAAAGACGACCTGCAGGCGCTGTTACCGAAGGAATAAGGACTCACACATGACCGACTTCATCACCGTTGCCGATGTTACTGCCCATCTCGGTCCTGACTGGGCAGGCACTGGTGATCCGGTCCTTGCTGTGACCATGGCAAACGCCTGGCTCACGGCCAAGATTCTGCGAGCTGTCCCTGATCCGGTCCCGGCCGCGATCAAGACGGCCGGCGCCTACATCGCAAAAGAGGCGGTGGCGGGCAATCTGTACAAGGCCACCAAGAAAGAGGTGGTCAGCAGCACCGTGTCGGCCCAGTCCGGCACATCGGTGAGCAAGACCTTTGCCGCCGGCTCTACTGAGCTTACCCAGGGCGAAAACTTTGCCTTGGCGTTGCTTTCGCCGTGGATCAAGCGACCCGGCACCATCATGCTCAAGAGGATTTGACGATGGGCATGCGAGAGGAACTGCAGGCTGATCTCGCCGAGGCATTTGACGACGAAGACGGCCTTGCAGATGCGGTGAAGCCAGTCGCAGGCAGCCGGAAAGAGGCTGGCGTCTACGATCCCAGCACCGGTAAGACCACCAGCACGACGACCACCTACGTGGGGCGCGGAGTATTCGGCAGCTATTTGTCGAAAGAGGTCGATGGATCGATGATCCAGACCACAGACGAAAAGCTGTTGATCCTGCAGAACGAGTTGTTCGTGTCGGTTGCGGGCGTGGCCACCTCGGCGCGCACCGAGCCGAAGATCGGCGACCTGATAGGCGGCAAGCGCGCGCTCAACGTCAGCCAGGACCCAGCAGGCGCGACGTGGACCGTCCAACTGAGGAAATGACATGGCGTCGAAGTACTCAGGACAGAAGGGCGGCTTTGCTGCGCAGATACGCGAGTTCGCCGAGCAGTCGAATGCGGCCATCGAAACCACCATGCGCGAGATCATCATCGAGCTAGGCTCCAGCGTCATCCGCATGTCGCCGGTGGGCAATCCCGAGATATGGGCTGAGAACGTCGCGCACCGTGCAGCGAATACACGCTCCGCTGACGATTACGACTTCAAGGTCGCCGCCCGCAACACCGTCATCAATCTGACCGAATCCAATTTCACCAAGTCCGGCAATCTGAAGAAGGGTGTGAAGTATGCCAAGCCGCTGACGAAGGCCGAGCGGGTGCAGAACTTCAACGTGAACGGATTGGTGTCCGGAAAGGATTACGTCGGCGGCCGATTCCGTGGCAACTGGATGTTCAGCATCGGCAGTCCTGACAACACGACAACTGACACAGTCGACCCGAACGGCATCAAGTCCGCTGCGCGCATCGTCGCAGGTGCGCTGGAGTTCAAGGCCGGCGACACGGCCTACATCACCAACTCCTTGCCCTATTCGATTCCTTTGGAGTTCGGACACTCGACCCAGGCGCCCGGCGGGATGGTCCGTATCACTGTCGCGCGCTTCCAGCAGATCGTGCTTGAGGCCATCAGGAACAACAAACTATGAGCCACCTCACCATCCGCCTGCTATATCAGCAGCGTGTTGCCGCGTGGGCGGCTGACAAAGGCCTGCGCGTCTCGTACGAAGGCGCCGAGTTCATCCCGGAAGCTGACGAGACCTACCTGAGCTGCTTTGCGCTGCCGGCAGGCACGGACGCGAACACCTTGGCCGGGGACCACCGCGTATACACCGGCGTGTTCCAGATCAACGTCGTGACACCAGTCGGCAACGGCACCGGTGACGCCGAGGCTATGGTCGACGAACTTGCCGAATTGTTCCCCGCGTATCTTCGGCTGAAGCAGGGCGAGCTCGAGGTGATGGTGCTGACGCCGGTCGAGCCAAGCCCGCCTATCCTGGGTGACACCACACTTTCCGTCTCGGCATCGTTTCAGTACCGCGCTGACACCGAATAATTCGCCCATTGGGCAAACCCTGAACCCGCCTTCAAGCGGGTTTTGTCATTTCTGCAAAGAGGAAAGTCCAATGGGCTACAAAATTCCGAACGGTGGCACGTTTCAGCATGCCGCGACCTACGCTACCGCACTTTCTGTGTCCGCAATCAGCAACGCGACCGAAGCTGTCGCCACTGTCACTGGGGCCACTCTGGCCGTAGGCGATATCGTATTGGTCAGTTCTGGCTGGACTCAGTTGAACGGCCGTGTCGCTCGGGTGAAAGCAGCTACCGCGACAGCGATCACCCTGGAAGGTATCGATACCACCAACACCCAGATCTTTCCTGCGCTGGGCGGCGCTGGCTCGCTGAAGAAGGTGCTGACGTGGGTGCTGATCCCGCAGATTACGGACGTCGCATTTTCCGGTGGCGATCAGAACTACCTGGCAGTCGTATTCCTGGAGGATGCTCAGGGCCGCGAAATGCCAACGGACAAGGCTGCTGCTCGAATGACGCTGACAGTGGCCGATGACCCGGCCCAGGCGTACGTCCCCATTGTTGTCGCGGCTGACGCCAGCGGCGCACCGCAAGCGTCCCGTCTCAATCTTCCAGGCAACGACACGATCTACTACGGCGCTTGCACATCTTGGTCAGCCCAGCCTGTTGTCGCGCGGGGCGCTCTCCTGACCCGGACCATCACCCTCGCGTTGCAAGCTCCAATCACCCGTTATCTGTCGTAAGGGGCAACCATGGCCAAGTTCAAGATTGCGCAGGACCCCACGTTCAAAAAAGACGTGGATATCCCTCGCGTGAACGGCACCGTGAACAAGGTGCCATTTGAGTTCAAGTACCGAGACCGCAAGGAGCTGGCGAAGCTCTTCGCCTCATGGAACGAGGCAATCAAGGATGACCAGGAGCGTTTCGCTGAGAAGGGTGATGACATCACCCTGATCGACATCACTGATGCTCACATTGATCGACAGATTGAGCAGGTCACTGAGTTGGTAGTGGGCTGGGGGTTTGACGACAAGCTGAGCCCCGAATCAATCCGCGCTCTGGTGGAAACCTCCGCTGGTGCCGGTGATGCAATCGTGAAGGCCTACCAGGAAGCGTTCGCTGCAGTCCGCCTGGGAAACTGAAAGAGGTGTCGCAGGCGTTGTATACGTCGGCGACACCAGCTGATCAGCTCGCGATGTTTGGCATCACATCGACCGATCTCGACGAGACCATCGACGTGCTGCCGGACAACTGGGGAGCGTTTGTTCTTTTCGATGCGATGTCCACGCAATGGCGCACAGGATATGGCGGTCGGACAGGCCTCGATTACTCCGCACTCCCCATGGTGATGAACTTGCTGGGCTTCCCCAAAAAGAACAGAAACAGCCTTTTTCAAGACGTCATTGTCATGGAAACCGAGGCGCTGCTCGTCATGAGCGAAGAAAAATAGCGGAGCGACCATGTCGGGCACAATTGCGCAGTTAGGCCTTGAGGTCGACTCGGGTGATGCCGTTCAGGCCGCCACGGATTTGGACAAGCTCACGGCGGCGGGCGTTAAAGCTGAGAAGGCTGCCGATGATGTTGCAGCAGGCTTCAAGAAGACGGCAGCATCTGCGAACGAATTGGCTGCCGCCGAGGAGAAGGCTGCACAGGCCACGGATGATGCTAAAGCACGACTGTTGGCATTGGCCAAAGCGTCACTTGAGGCAAGCCAATATCACCAGTCTCTGACCACTAGCGTAAGCAGCACCTCGGGGGCGATGAATGCTAGCGGCTCTTCCGCCGCCAGTCTTGCGGCTCTGGAGAAGAAGCTCAAGGCCGAGTCGGATGCCCTAGTCGGCAGTATCGACAGCGCGACCACAGCGACAGCAAAGGCAGCCGCCGCAACAGGCGTCCAGGCTGAGAGCCTGGACAAGCTGCTGAACAAGCTGCATCCCGCCCGGGGGGCGATCGCGAATCACAACAAGGACCTCGAAACACTCTCTAAGGCCTACAAGGCGGGCGAGATCGATGTCGACAAGTACACAGCAGCCGTTGGCACCATCAACGGCAAGCTCCGGGCACTCAGCGGCGAAGGTAGTGCTTTCGACAAGCTAAACCTCGGCACCCGCCAGGCCCAGGAGAACGTCAGCCAGCTGGCCAACGCAATATCCGCTGGCGATCTGAACAGCGGTGCCCGCGCGATCGCGCAGCTTGGTGTAGGAGCGGGCGCTTCAGCTGCACAACTTGGGAAGCTGCTATTACCGGGCGCCGCATTGGTGGCCGTGCTTGGATCTGTCGCTTACGGCTTCGTGGACGCAGAGCGTGAAGCATCAGCTTTCAACAAGTCGATCTTCGCCGGCGGCAATACCGTTGGCGTTTCGGCGCAACAGTTGCAGGAGATCGCCAAGCAGGCAGGCGTCGTAACACACAACTTCGCAGGCGCCCGGGACGCCGCAATCGCCTTGGCCGCGAGCGGCAAGGTAACTGGTAGCGAGCTGGCTAACCAGACGGAAGCAGCCTCTGCCATTGCCTCGTACACCGGTGATGGTGCTACGGAGGTCGCTAAGGCTCTTTCGGGCATGGGCACGTCCGCCACCGACGCGGCAGTCAAGATCAGCGAGCAATACGGTCTGATCACCTCAGCGCAATATCTGGCAATCAAGGCGATCGAAGATAACGGCGATGCCCAGAAAGCGCTCGACCTGCTCAGCGAAGATCTGAACAAGTCGGCACAGGAACGGCTGGCTCAGTATCGCGCCTCGCTGTCGGACATTGAGCTCGGTTGGGATGACATTAAGAACAGCATTGCTGGTGCCTATAGCGCAATCCGCTCAGAGCTGTTCCCGGACCTCACCAAGCAAATTGAAATCGTCCAGCGTGTCCTCGACACCCGAAAGGGAGGTGGCGTTGCCGGGGCCCTGTCTAATGGCTTGAGCCGTCTGAACAGTGCGCTCGGGCTGGATGATGGAGAGAACGACGACTCAACCGCAGCGCTGGAAAAGAAACTCGCTGCGTTGAAGGCACGGCAGGCCGCCAGCCAGGCACTGGCCGCCACGACAGGGGAAGTCAACGCTGCCAACAAGGAACTGATTGCCGTACAGCGTGATCTCGACCGGCAGCTAGACAATGTGACACCCCTCGCCAAACGCGATGCCGCCACTAAAAAGCTGAAGGATCAGTTCACCCAGCTTTATCAGGATGCTGCCAAAACAGGACAGGCATCGCCGCTTCTAACCGGCGTGGATTTTGATGGCAAAAATTTCTCCGGCGGCGCATACGACAAGCTGCTCGCCGGCATCAACAGTAAGAACAAAGACGCAAAGGGCCCAGCGAATCAGGTCGATCTGAGCGGTTTCAATGACGCCCAGAACGCGCTGAAAGAGCTGCAGGCGACTTATTCGAACACCGAAAAGCAGCTTGAAGCATCCCAAAAAGCCGGGCTGATTTCGCAGGAAGCGTATGTCGCTCAGCGTTCGGTGCTGATCAGTGCGGAAAAGGAAGAAGTCACAGCAGCCTACAACGCTGAAATTGCTGCCTTGGAGGTAGTGCGTGACAAATCCAGCACCACCGCCCAACAGCGTATTGCCATCGATCAGAAGATCGCCGACGCCCGCACCGCCATGCTCAAGGCGCAGAAGGATGCCGACAGTGAACACGAGGTGCTGGCAACGGCCGAGAAGGGACGCCTTGATAAGCAGACCTACTCGATCAACCAGTATGTCCAGGCACTAGGCCAACAACAGAAGGCGCTGGAACTGGCGGGGCAGCGCGCCGTCATTGGCGTTGGTCGTGGTGATCGTGAAGGCGCTCTTGATGCGCAGCTCAATAGCCAGCAGGATCGTTTCGCGCAGCAGTCGCTGGACTTGGAGAATCAACGCGCCGACCCGTCGCGCAATATGTCGGAAGAAGAGTTCGCGAAGAAGTCGCAGGCGCTGGCCGACGCCAACAGAAAGGCAACCGACCAGATACGGCAGAATTACGCGGATGTCGAAGCAGCCCAGGGCAATTGGACCAGCGGCGCGAGCGCGGCATGGGAAAACTACCTCGACAGCGCCAAGAACATTGCCGGGCAGACCAAGAGTCTTTTCGGCAATGCGTTCAGCTCCATGGAAGATGCTGTCGTCAACTTCGCACTGACGGGCAAGCTGTCGTTCTCCAGTTTCGCGAAATCGATACTTGCAGACATGGCGCGTATCGCTACACGGCAAGCGTCGTCTTCTTTGCTCAGCTCTCTGTTTGGGGCGGGGTTGAGTTACTTCAGTGGTAGCGGCACTGGGTCCGAATCGTTGGGGGCGAGCCAGGCAGGCTATTCGCAAACGTACTTCCCGCAGGCCAAAGGCGGTGCATGGTCGAACGGCGTGCAGATGTTTGCCGACGGCGCGGCGTTCACCAACAGTGTCGTCAGCAAGCCCACCGCGTTCGGTATGGCTGATGGCAAGACTGGCGTCATGGGTGAGGCTGGCGATGAGGCAATTATGCCGCTGACCCGGACCTCAAGCGGCGCCTTGGGCGTGCGTTCGGTGGGTGGCGGCAGTTCGAGCATCTCGATTAGCGCGCCAGTGAGCGTCGTGACACAGGATCGAAGCGGCGAAGGCATGCAGCTTGATCAAACAGCTCTTCAGCAGAATCTGCAAAAGCAGATGAAAAGTGCTGCGGAGAAAGCCGTGGCTGATTCTTGGCGCGCCGGCGGCGTCAGTTACCGCAACAGCACTGGGAGAGGGTGAGCATGGCGACTGAAATATTCACTTGGCCAACACAGCCGGGTGACGCCCCTGATATTGATTACCGAACGCGGACCTCTCAGTTCGGTAATGGGTACAAGCAGGTCGTTGGTGACGGGCCGAACAACAAGGAGTGTTCATATCCCATCACCTACACAGGCTCAAAGTCTGAGGTGATCAAAATAATGGCTTTCTTTGACCGCCACGCAGGCTCCAAAGCATTCCTCTGGACCCCTCCACTCGGCGGGCTTGGCCTGTTCTTGTGCGGCAAGCCCATCCCGACGCCCATGGGCGGCAACGTGTACCGCATCACAGCGACCTTCGAACAAGCCTTCCGCCCATGAGGAACACCCATGCCGTTAATCAGCGATCTCCAGGTTCTTGAGCCTGGGAGCGAAGTGTTGCTGTTCGAGCTGGACGGCTCGGATTACGGCGCGGATATCCTGCGCTTTCACGGGCATTCGATCCCATACACGTCTGCTGAATTGCTGGTGGCTGGCGTGAACGCTGATCAGCTGCCCGCAAAGGCTATCTGGTGGCAGGGCGAGGAATATGGCGCGTGGCCGGTCCAGATTGAGGGCGTTGAGGCGAACGGCGACGGCACGGCGGTGCGGCCGACGCTTTCCGTGGGGAACGTTGGCGGCCGCATTACGGCGCTATGCCTGGCGTTCGAAGACCTCCTGGAATTCAAGATGACCATGCGGCACACACTTGGTCGATATCTTGACGCGGTGAACTTCGAAGGCGGCAATACCGAGGCCGATCCCACCCAGGAATCGATTGAAGTCTGGTATCTCGACCAGAAGACGAACGAGGACGGTGAAAACGTTTCCTGGGAACTGGCCAGCCCCGGCGACGTCGGCGGCGAGTCTATTGGTCGCCAGATGACCACGCTGTGTCACTGGTGCCTCACCGGTGGGTACCGCGGGCCGAACTGTGGCTACACCGGCGGATACGTCGACAAGGACGGTCTGCCCACGGACAACCCTGAACTCGACGAATGCGACGCGACCCTTGGCCGTGGTTGCGAGCCGCGCTTTGGCGCAAACAACGAACTGCCCTTTGGCGGATTCCCCGCCGTCTCTCTCATCGCTCGGAGCTGATCATGCTCAAGTACATCCTGGAAGCGGTGCACAAGCACGCGGCGGCGGAATACCCGCGTGAGTGCTGCGGGCTTCTGCTGGCTGTCGGCCGGAAGCAGCAGTATCACCCCTGCACCAATATTGCCACCGACCCCACCGAAGAGTTTCGGATCGACCCCGAGGATTACGGGCGTGCCGAAGATGTCGGCGAGGTGATCGGCATCGTTCACTCGCACCCTGACGCCACAAGCAGGCCGTCACCACGCGATCTGGCAATGTGCGAAGCGACCGAGCTGCCTTGGCACATTCTTAGCTGGCCGGAAGGCGACCTCAGAACCATCACTCCCACCGGCAACACCCCGCTACTCAAGCGTCCGTTCGTACACGGAGCATGGGATTGCTGGCAGGTCTGCGCCGATTGGTACAAGGGCGAGTGGGGGCTGGAGTTCGAGGCCTTCCAGCGCGAGGATGGCTGGTGGGAGCAAGCCGATGGCCCGAGCCTCTACGAGCAGGCTTACGAAGCGGCTGGGTTCGAGTGCGTGGGCACTCCACAGCGCGGCGACATGATTGTCATGGACGTCGGCCGAACAAGGCATCCGAACCATGCAGGAATTTACCTGGGCACCGATGCGGCGCTGCCGGGCGAGGAGGGCGGCGTGCGCGGGCCAGGTCCATTCATGCTGCACCACATGTACGGGCGGCCTTCAGAGATCATTGTCTTCGGTGGGCCTTGGCTGAACCGAACACGCCTGATCCTCAGGCACAAAGACGCAAAGCAGTGAGCGGCGATGCCGCGGGGGAAGTCGTATGGACCGGCAGCAAGTCGAGAATCTTGAGATGCGGCTGACATGTATCGAAAACCAGCTTACGCACATTCTCTGCCTCCTACGGGGCGGAAAATCAGATGGCCTTGCAGCTCACGCGTCTACTAGAAAATCAACCGATGATGCCGCTCCGTTAGGGGCGGCAATAACGCGCATAACCACTAGACGGACGCTCAACCCAAGTAGAGGCGATAAATATCTTTCTTAAAATCCATGATCAGGACGCCGCACTCGATTAAATGCATTCCTATGAGTAAGTGCTCAGTAGCGGGGCTATTGCGCAGAGGTGCTGAAAATATCTGAGTTTCAAGCTGTGCAGCCGCTTCAGGGAAGAATAGGTGACCTAGATATCGCGCGCTTTCTGTTGCCTCCGCAGTTGCCCCATGAGTCACGCCGGTGCCCGTATGGGGACATCCTGCAGCCACTATCGCATCAGGCGTCGCGTAGTTTTGATCTGCGCCCGTGTCTAGCAGGGCGTAGATAGGCCGGTAACTCAGAGGCTCTCGGGGGCCATTTGAATGTTCTGGGTCGTATCTCAATACCACTCGCACAACCGGTCGGCCTGGTGGATGATCTGAGACGCTGCCATCTTCCCCCATGAATCTTATAGGCGAGTATTTGAATCCATCCGGCGCTGAGCATCCACTCACTTTGACCTCCTAGTCGTGTTACCCCGGTCCATTGGCTGTTAGGCAACGGACGTTAGGTTTGTCTTCACAATTTTGTTAATTATTCGGCTCAGTCGCTTTGAGAAGATCAGATGCCCGCCTAGTGAAGTGGAATATGCGTTCGCCTTTTTGATTGTGGTCAATATTAAGCAGACCTAAGCTTACGAGCTGACGAAGGTCGTCTTCAATAAACCTAGGTTCATCAGCGGCCCATCCTCCAGACGCGTCCAATGAGTGAAACTCTGTCCTCCGCATGAGTTTCAGCTCGAGTAACTTCCCGGATCCGCTTGATTCGTAAAAGCGCAACAAATCCAAAGCTTGTTTGGACAACAAAGAATTAGGGCTAGTGCTAGCAGCGAGAGATTCAAACCCCTCCACTGAGCTTGCGAATCCCGCGAGGGCAGATTCAATTCTGGCTAGCCTTTCGACAAAGTCAGAGCGTTGAGTATTTAGGAGAGCTTTGATACTCACTGTTGTGCCAAGGTTGGCTTCGATCGCGGCTTTGAGTTCGTCCTGCCCCGATTGTATTAGCCATATGAGAAACCGGTCAAAATCCTTCCCCGACGCTGCATCTCGGCTCGATTTGTATTGACCAATCAGGCCAACCAAAGTCGCTAAAGTACCTGCACCGGTTAACGGGTCCATTCGTTGCTCCAATTAATGTCCATAAACGGTACGCTACTACGCACCGTCTCATTCCCGTTACTGGCCTTTTGTCCACACTGGATGCCCAGCCAGTGGCCTGCTACATTGCCGGCTTCATCAATGAGGGATCAGCATGCGAGTTTTGTTAGGAACGCTGGCAGTTGCTCTGCTGGCTGGGTGTGCTTCAACTGCGATACCTGTAAACCAAGCGGATCCGGTTCCTGCTGATGAGTTGTATGCTTATCAGACGAAGCCCAAGGGCGATAGCGGGAAACTAACGGTAGTCCGAGACGCTGGCATGGTGGGTTCGGGTTGCGACATCGTTGTCTATATCGATGGTCGTAGGGCTGCGAAGATTGGCACGTCGCAAAGAGCTTCGTTTTTTCTACCGGCCGGCACCGCCAATATTGGCGCGGGTCTCGCTGGGTCGGGCCTGTGCGCAGGAGCTGCAATCCGAACGATTTCAGCAAATGTTTCAAATGGAAAGGAAAGTCTTTATCGGATTAGCGGCGACATGAGCGGATTTTTTATAGGCCCTTACGTCGACTATCAGTAGCCTCTCAGACAAAGCCGCCTCCGGGCGGCTTTTTACGGGCCGGAGAAAAGTATGCAACCCATGACTGTGATCAAGCTATCAGGATCGTTGGCATCAAAGTTCGGGCGGACCCACTACCGGCTGCTTGATTCTGGGCAGGCTTGGGAAGCCTTCAAGGCACTAAAGGCGACACTGGCTGGCTTTGCCGAAGAAATCAAAAGGCTTGATGGGTTGGGCATGCGCTTTGCCATTTTCCGCAATAGGAAGAACGTGGGTGAGAAGGAGTTCGAGCTGGGAGGGACCTCTGAGCTGCGCATTGTTCCCGTCATCGAAGGAAGCAAGCGAGGCGGTGTGCTTCAAACGATTGTTGGCGTAGTGCTTATAGTCGCCGGTGTCATTCTATCGGCAACGCCTTTTGGCGCTCCTTTGGTTGCGGCTGGTATTGGTCTGGTCGCTGGCGGCGTCATCCAAATGTTAAGCCCGCAATCGTCAGGCCTGAAACAGAGCGCCTCGCCCGAAAACCTACCGTCATACGCCTTCGGCAGTGCCCGAAATACCACGGCTAGCGGTAACCCGGTGCCGATTTGCATCGGAAAGCGGCGTTGGGGCGGCGCAATTATCTCGGCATCGATCTTGGCCGAAGACAAAACCTGATCTGACTCGCGTCATCCGACCGCCTCCGGGCGGTTTTTTTATGCCTGGAGAAAAGCATGGGCGCAGCACAGCAGTTAGATATCCATGGCGCCAAGGGCGGCAGCACCACACCAAAGTCGCCAACTGAAGCCACCGACAGCCTGCGCTCCACGAACCTTGCAAAGATCCTGATTGCGGTCGGTGAGGGCGAGTTTGACGGCGTTCCTACGGCGAAGGACATCCACCTCGACAACACCCCGATCGAGGACGTGAACGGAAACGTCAACTTCCCAAATGTGAAATGGGAATGGCGTTCTGGCTCCGTCGAGCAGTCCTACATTCCCGGCATCCCGTCCGTTGAAAACGAAACGACCGTCAACGTTGAGCTGCGCAACGACGCGCCTTGGGTTCGCTCGATCACCAATGTTCAGCTTTCGGCAGTGCGCGTGCGCCTGGCGTGGCCGGCACTTCAGCAGCAGGACGATGAAGGCAACGTCGGCGGGTACCGGATCGAATATGCAATCGACATCGCGACAGATGGCGGCGCTTATCAGCAGGCGCTGAGCGAAGCCGTCGACGGAAAAACCACCACCCGTTACGAGCGTTCGCGCCGCGTCGACTTGCCGGTTGCGACCACTGGCTGGCAGATCCGCGTCCGCCGCATCACCGCAAACCAGAAAACCAATAAGGTCGCTGACACCATGCTGGTGGCTGGTCTGACTGAAGTCATCGACAAAAAGCTGCGCTACCCGAACACCGCTTTGCTCTACATCGAGTTCGATGCCGAGCAGTTCACCAACATTCCCGCCGTTACCGTCGACTGTAAGGCCAAGAAGTGGCAGGTGCCGAGCAACTACGATCCTGTCGCACGAACCTACACCGGAGTGTGGGACGGCACATTCAAGGAGGATTGGACCAACAACGCAGCCTGGATAACTTTCGGCATCTGCACTGAAGACCGGTTCGGTTTGGGCAAGCGCATCAAGCCATTCATGGTCGACAAGTGGGAGCTTTACCGGATCGCGCAGTACTGCGATGTAATGGTATCCAATGGGGTAGGTGGCCAAGAGCCGCGATTCCTTTGCGACATGAACATCCAGGGCAAGTCCGACGCCTGGGGCCTGCTGCGTGATATCTCTGCGATCTATCGCGGGATGACCTACTGGGCGCAAGGTCAGTTGGTGATGCAGGCCGACATGCCGCGTGCGCAGGATTTCGACTACGTTTTCACTCGCGCAAATGTCATCGACGGCAAGTTCTCGTATGGCAGCGCCTCCTCCAAAACTCGTTATACCCGCGCGATTGTCAGCTACGACAATCCGGCGAATAACTATGACACCGACGTCATCCCATACGCAGATCCAGATCTGCAGCGTCGTTTCGGCGACAAGCCGGTCGAGATCAGTGCCATCGGCTGCACCCGCGCTTCCGAAGCGCAACGTCGTGGTAAATGGGCGGTGCTGACCAACAACTTCGACCGCACCGTCAGCTTCAAGACCGGCATGGAGGGCGCAATCCCTCTGCCTGGCTACATCATCCCGATTGCCGACTCACTGTTGGCAGGCCGGGAGATCGGCGGGCGGATCTCGGCCGTTGCCGGGCGCGTCGTGACGCTGGACCGTGACACCCAGGCCAAGGCGGGCGACCGTCTGATCATCAATCTGCCAAGCGGCAAAGCCGAGGCTCGCACCGTTCAATCGGTCGCAGGGCGCGCCGTGACTGTCACGACCGCCTACAGCGAAACCCCTGTCGCCCAGCTGCAATGGGCGATCGATGCTGATGATCTGGCAATCCCGCTGTATCGCGTGATGAGCACCAAGCGCACCACCGAGGGCGATTACGAAATCACGGCCTTGCAGTATGAGCCGAGCAAGTTCGCGGCGATCGACACCGGCGCTCGCCTGGAAGAACGCCCGATCAGTGTGATCCCGATCACCGTCGTTCCGGCGCCGGCGAGTGTGACGCTGACGTCGACCTCGGCCGTGTCGCAGGGCATCGCTGTCACGACCATGACGATCGCCTGGCCCGCGGTGAGCGGCGCAGTGGCGTACGACGTGGAGTGGCGCAAAGACAACGGCAACTGGATCTCCGTCCAGCGCACCGGCATGACCAACGTCGACATCACCGGCATCTACTCGGGCGGCTACCTCGCTCGCGTGCGGGCGGTGAGCGCCTACGACATTACCTCGGTCTGGAAAAGCTCGAACCTCACTCAGCTGAACGGCAAAGAAGGCCTGCCGCCGGCGGTGACCTCGCTGACCACCACCAGTCTGCTGTTTGGTATCGGCCTGAAATGGACCTTCCCCGCCGGCGCGGAAGACACCCAGCGCACCGAGATCTGGTACAGCCAGTCGCCGACGCTGGAAACCGCGACCAAACTGGCGGACCTGTCGTACCCGCAATCCGACTATTCGCTGCAGCAGCTGAAAGCCGCGATCACGTTGTTTTTCTGGGCGCGCCTGGTGGACCGTTCCGGCAACGTCGGTCCGTGGTATCCAGCCGGTAACGGTGTGGCCGGGCAAACGAGCTCCGATGCTGACGCCGTCCTCGATCTGCTTGTTGGCCAGATCACCGAGAGCCAGCTTGGCCAAGAGCTGCTTTCCGACATCCAGACTGGCGGCTCAGGTCCTGGCTCTATCAGCGAGCGCTTGAACGAGATCACAGGAGAAGTCGACGACCTCGGCGATCAGTCGATCGCGATCCGCGATAATCTGCAAAGCCAGATCACCTCGGTGAACGGCACGCTGACGTCCGTAAAAAATGACCTGCAAGGTCAGATCACCGCGGCGAACACCAACCTCACTTCTGTTAAAAACAACCTGCAAGGCCAGATCGACGCGGTCAAGCTAACGGCTGATGCACTGACCTACGTCCCGACAAAAACTTATGCAGTCGGCGACACCACGCGTGTAGGCCAGCGCCTGTACCAGGCTCTGCAAGCCGTGCCGGTCAACACATCTCCGCCGAACGCCACTTACTGGCTGGACGTGGGGTCTGTCGTTGTTTCGGCGAACGGATTGGCGGCGCGCGTTACTACCGCAGAAACAAAGATCACCAACATCGAAGGCGTGAACACCGCGCAAGCGACCTCGATCACTGGCCTGACGACGTCGTTGGCGACCACAAACGGCAACGTGACAACTGCCCAGAACGCGGCCAACGCTGCTAACACATTGGCGGGCGGTAAGGGCAAGGTTCTGTATCAGACCGCCACGCCTGCGGCTGCAGACCAGCTATCACAAAACCTGTGGATCGATATAACCAACGGCGCGAACACCCCCAAGCGCTGGAACGGATCGGTCTGGGCCGCTGTGACTGACAAGGCAGCAACTGACGCCGCTGCGGCTGCTGCAAGCGCGCTGGCGCAGGTGGCAACAAAGGCCGAGGCGTCCGCAGTTAACAGCCTGACAACTCGCGTCACGCAAGCAGAGGGCACGATCACAGCTCAGGGTGATTCGATCACTGGCCTGACAACCGCCATCGCGGGCAAGGCCGATTCGACCACTGTCACGAACCTGACCAACACCGTGACGCAGCAAGGGACGGCGATCACAGCGCAGGGAACGGCGATCACTGGCATCACTGCCAGCCTGGGCGACCTGGGCGGGCAAAACCTGTTCTACAACCCGTCGTTCGACTATCTGCTGGCTGGCGGATCGACAACCATTGCTGACGGCTTCGCCGTGGGCGTGTCCTCGGGCTCTACCGGCGTCGCAAGCGTTGTTCCTTCAACCCTGGATACCAAAGGCAAGGCGCAGCGCCTCGACATCACTACCACTGCTTCGTCCTATGTCGACCTGACCACCAGCGGCGCTCGGCGACCGGTAGCAATCCCTGGGCAAAGCATCATGCTTTCCATCTACTTCCGTGCAACGGCTGGCCTTGCCGTGCGGATGTATATGCAGACTGTCAACTCGGCAGGCGCGACCTTTGCCACGCGCACAGGCGCAACCGTTGTCGCAACGGGCGAATGGCAACGTATCACCCTAGACTATGCGAACCTGCCTGCAAACACCGTGTCGATCAACACGATTTTTCGCGCGGGCGGTGCTCTCGGCGGATCGGTTCTGTCGGGCTTCGTCGAATGGGATCGCGCACAGCTACAGATCGGAACAGTCGTCACAGGCTGGCAGGACAACACTGGGACGCTAAGCACGGACGTGGCCGCCACTGCGACCTCGGTCACGACTCTGACTGGCCGCGTCTCGACGGTCGAGGGCACCGTAACAAGCCAAGGTTCGGCGATCACGAACCTGCAAAACGCTCTGCCAGGCAAAGCCGACGCCTCCGCCGTGACCGCGCTGACCACCCGCGTGACCACTGCCGAGGGCACGATCTCGAGCCAGGGTTCGGCGATCACAAGCCTGACCAATACCGTTAACGGAAAAGCCGACGCCTCGACCGTATCCACGCTGTCGAACACTGTCACGGCGCAGGGCAACACCATTACCGCGCAAGGGACCGCGATCACTGGCATCACGGCAAGCCTGGGGGACATCGGCTGCCAAAACCTGCTGTTCAACCCATCGTTTGACGTGCTCGGCACGGTCGCAGGATCTGCAAGCGGCTGGAGCCACGGCACTACAGGCGGCGCACTGCGCACGCCGTCGCTGGTCACTTCGACGCTTGACACTGCGGGCAAGGCGCAGCGCCTGGACGTTACAGGCATGAACGCTACCAACGCCTACGCACAGATGTACATCGCGACCGGCAAGCTGCCAGCCTGCGTCGAGGCTCAATCAATCGCTGGCTCGACCTACGTGCGAGGCACTGTCGGTTTCACTTTGCGGTTCTTTCTCGAGTTTTGGGATACCGGCGTCGTCAACTTGCTGCAACGCACCACCGAATCAGCCCTCGTAATGACGGGCGATTGGCAGCGCGTGAGCAAGATCGCCGTAGCTCCTGCCGGGACCGCCGCTGTTCAGTTCCTATTCCGCATGTTCGGCACCGCGTCGGTATCGGCTGGGTTCTTCGAGTTCGACCGCGCACAGGCTCAGCTCAGCACGGTCGTGAGCGGCTGGCAGGACAACACCGGCACCATCGTTGCCGACGTCGCAGCGCAGGCAACCGCGACCACCGCCCTGACTGGCCGCGTCACAACCGTAGAGGGAACCGTCAGCACTCAGTCGAGCCAGATCACGGCGCTGACAAACAATTTGACGAACAGCGGCGGCGACAACCTGCTACCGAACAGCTCGTTCGAGGATATGGCGACCACTCTCCGCCCTAAATACTGGCAAGTGGGCGGGAGCGTCTCGTGGACCGATTCCGTTCCTGCTTCGCCGCTGACCTTGAGCACGCAGTCGTATCGCGCTACGTCTGCGGCGGCGGTTCCGGTTGCGGGAACGCTTGAAATTCGATTCAACACCGCAGAGGGTCCACGTCCGAAAGTCACTGGCGGCAACACTTACACGCTCAGCTCTTTCATCCGCGGATCGGCTGGCGGATTCCGTATCTCGATGTACATTCAGTTCATGAACGCGGCAGGGACAGTGCTCAGTACGCCGTCGCTGGCCGAAACCCTCGTGACTGACACGTTCACGCGTTACACACTGACTGGCGTCGCTCCTGCGCTTGCTGTGAGCGCGAACGTGTACGCCGTGCGGATCTTTAACCGCACTGCCGCCGCCGCCGATATGTTCGTCGAAGTCGACAACGTCCAGTTTCAAGAAGGCCCGGTCGCGACCGCGTATAGCCCTGCCATCAAGGTCGCAATCGACGCGCAGTCCGCCGCAACTGCCGCGCTGACGTCCATCGTCACGCAGCACGGGACTGACATCACCAGCGCATCGACGCGCGTCACCAACCTGGAAAACAGCGTAAACAACGCTACGACCGGCCTGGCGACCAGAGCGAGCAGCGCTGCGCTTGATTCCCTGACGTCAACTGTGACCACTCAGGGCGGCAACATCACCAGCGCGACAAACCGTGTGACGACCCTCGAGAACAGCGTGAACAACGCCTCGACCGGTCTCGCCACAAAGGCAAGCAGCACCGCCCTTAACACGCTGTCGGGCACCGTGACCACTCAGGGCAACACGATCACGTCGCAAGGGACCGCGATCACGAACCTGACCAACACGGTCAATAGCAGCACTGACGGACTGGCAACGAAGGCAAGCGCCGCAGCGCTGACCGCCGTGACCAGTCGAGTGACTGCCGTCGAGGGCGTCAACACGAGCCAGTCGACCAGCATCACGAACCTGACGAACTCGATCAATTCGATTCAGGGCGATCTGAATGGCGCGGAACTGGATGCCGCGCCGGGAGCAAACTGGAACTTCGACGGCTCTGCGGAGAGCTGGAGCGCTGTGAACGCCTCGGTTGCCTACCTGGCTCCAACTAGCGTTCGAGTTACTGCAAGTACCGCAAACCCTGTCGTCCAGCGCGGCAGCTTGTCGATTGATGGCCGCTTGTTCAATGTGATCAGGATGAAAGTCACCCGTCGCACCGCGAACGCTGCGGACTGGACAGGAAACTGCTATTACGCGACCGCAGGGCATGGAATCAGTGCAAGTTATTACAAAGCAGCGGCAAACCCGAACCTCGCCGTAGACCAAAGCGGCATAGTTGAATGGGATATGTCGACGCTGACTGCGGGCGGGGCTGATTGGGTGAATAGCACCGCAACCAACATCCGTTTCGATCTCGGCTCGCGAACTGACAGCGTGTTCGATATCGACTGGATTGTGGTCGGACGCAAGGGGCCTGGGGCATCGAGCCAAGCGCTCGCGTCGCTGTCTTCGACGGTAACGCAGCAGGGCGCCACGCTGACATCCCAGGCGTCGCAGATCACGAACCTGAATGCCACTGTCGGAAATCAAGGCGTGGCCATTCAGACTCAGGCTACCGCCATCGCCGACACCGCAGGTAAGGTTTCGGGCTCCTACGTTGTGAAAATGCAGGCCATGAACGATGGTCGCCTGTTCGCGGCTGGCTTTGCCCTCGGCCTGGATAACAGCGCCGGGCCGACTCAGTCGCAGTTCATCGTCAGCGCGGACAGATTTGGCGTGCTCAATGCCGACCTGAACGGCACGGTCACCTCGCCCTTCATCATTGAGGGGGGGCAAGTGTTTATATCCGACGCTGTGATCAAGAAGGCGACGATCACCAATGCTTTGGTCGGGCAGGCGGTTAACTCGCTTGCGATGACGAACTTTGGAGAGCCAGTAATGACTTCGAACTACTCTGACGGCAGCCAAGTTATGCGCAGCCGAACCAAAGCGAATACTTATACGCTGAGCAATTCGACCGGTTTTTATTTGGTCGACTCGAACGTGGTCGTCGTAGAACTAAGCATGTGAGGTTTATCGATGGCGCTGAGAATTCGAAGAAAGGACACCGGTGCGGTTATCCTCGAGATAACCGATCGTCTAACTCGGCTGATTGGCACTTTGTCAATCAGCGGAAGCAACAGCTATACGTTTCCAGCAGCGGAGGGGGCACCGTTCTTTTATGTGCGGTATCCCTCGAACGTGGATCAAAACAATACAGCAGCATCAATCACTCTTGGGGGCGCTGGTAACAGAGTTCTCAGCTGGGTGGACGCGACACCTGGAACGCAGATCGTTGTGGGGCTCTACTGATGGCCGTCGCAAGGTTCAGGAACGCTAATAACGTCCTCACGATTGATCAGGATTATTTCAATCTGGCGTTACGCTCTCGCGGAGTGGTGACGACTGGCGCGGTCCAGCCGGCGAGCGGCTGCTCTTTCGTAATGCTCACGCTCCCGCACGATCAGAGCGTGCTGGCGTTAAGCAGCGCTGGCCCTGTCTGCGTGCTATACACGGCCTATGGATCTGGCTCGGTGACGTACACCCTGTACGCGCAGGGCGCGAACGTGGCTATCGAGTATTTCAACTTCGACTTGCCAGAGTACACAGCTGTGAACGCTGCGGATGGGAAAATGATTATCCGCAGGCCCGGTGATGGCCGCGTGGCATTCGACTCGCGAATCCCATATATCCGCGTGATCGACTTTATTGCACAGAGCCTCCACGACAGCACGCCGAATCCTTACACCACCTCATACCCTGGAAAGAAGGTTGCGATCATTCAGGCAAAAAGAGGTTATGAACTGCGGAGTGAAGTTGCAGGTGTTGGCCCACCGCCCCTGCCGGTGGTAGTTGCGGCCGTCTCTTCGTTCTTCAAGGCTACTGGCTCAACATCAACCATATATAAAGGTATAAACTACTCATCGTTCAATACGACGACGGACTTTGTCACTTATAATACTCAAAGCCTTGAAGTGTTTTCGATAGTTATCGATGTTACAAACTTTTAACCACCGGAGAAACACCATGCCTTTCATTGTCATCAACTCCAGCAACGCCTTTGATCCATCCAACCAAGTCGAATACGCGACTGCTGACGATGCCGACACCAAAGCTCGCGAACTGCTGCAGGCCAACCCTCAGGCAAGCGTACGGACCGCCCAGTTGCTGAACACCTACTCCGCGAAGGTGACCATCACCTCGAAAGCGGTACCCGAGGCGCCGGCCGCGCAAGAGCCCGCCACGGCATAACCGCTGCCGATCACCGATGCCCGCCATGTGCGGGCTTTTTTTATGCGGCTTCAGTTGTCTGCTATTCCTCAAAGATCCCACCTACCGCTCACGAAGATTGCCTACGGCCTTTAAAAAAGCCGCATCAAGGAGTTTTATCGAGGCTGCTATCAAGTTCTCCAACTCGTTTTGCAACGCCGAGTCGCTCCCTTTATCTGGGGCGGGATTCAATATATGCGCCGCGTTGGAGATAGCTTGGGCAGAAGCTTGAAGACTTACTCTTAGTGGGTCGAACAGATCATGCATAGACTTGCGATCAGGGTGGCCGTCAATGTAGCTATCGGGTTCGATTAGCAGCAATGTACGTTTTGCCACCACTGATTGATGATAAGGGCCTGGAGCTGGCTTGGTGAGCAGGAACAATAGGTCAACGCCCGCGACGCCGACCCTTTGCAGATAGTCAGCTTTAGGGTTACGCCACCCGCTTTCGTAATGGCCCTGCGCGTTAGGTTCAACGCCACCAATTCTTGCGAAATTAGCTTGAGTGAGGCCTAGCCTGGTTCGTTCTTTCCGTAACCGTAATCCGAAATCTTTCACGAGCATACTCCTGCGAAATCCACTCAATTTCGTTCTCGAAAGAAAGTGTGATGGGGGCTGGAGCACGAGGTTCTCAGAGATAAGCCACTGCCTCGCACGAGGTTGACCAGTAACCATAGTCTGTATTCAGAAATTTGTTGCCCGCCCAGTGCGGGCTTTTTTTCGCCTGGAGAAAACTGAACATGGCCGCTCGCGGAATCCGCAATAACAACCCTGGGAACATTGATTACAACGCGCGCAATGACTGGGTGGGTCAGCTCAAGCCAGATCCGGCGATCGAGAAACGCTTCGCGCGCTTCGACACGCCCGAAAACGGGGTTCGCGCCTTGGGCAAACTGTTACTGGCCTATCGCGGCAAGGACGGCATGCCGAGTGTGGGTGGGCCTGGTATCGACACCATTCACGAAACGATCAACCGCTGGGCCCCCTCGGTGGAGAACAACACCTGCGCCTATGTGAAGGCAGTGGCCAAGGCCGCCGGCGTTGATCCGGATCAGCGCATTGATATTCGCGATCGGCGGATTCTGACCGCTGTTGTCACCGGGATCATCGAGCACGAGAACGGCGGCAACCCGTATGCGCCGGCGGTGATCGCCGAGGGTGTGCGGCGGGCATTGGTATGACTCAGGATCAATTGAAGGTCATTGGGGTAATTCTGGTTGCGCTGGCGCTTGTTGCCGTCGGCGCGGCCGGGGCTTGGCTATGGCAGGCCAATGCTTACGGCAAAGTCATCGCCTCTAACGAGGCCGCTCGCCAGGCAGATATTGCGCTGCTCGCCACCGCTGGCGCCAAGCAGGCGAGGGAAGCGCTCGACAAACAACGGGACGCCGAGCGTGCGCTGGCTGACCTCGACACGAAACATCTTCAGGAAACGGACGCGCTCAATGCTAAAAATGAAGATTTGCGCCGCGCTGTTGCTGACGGCACTCGCCGGCTGCGCATCGCGGGAAGTTGTCGTGCCTCTGGTGGCAACGTGTCCGGTACCGCCACCGCCTCTAGCCTAGGTGATGAGGGCGCCGTCGAGCTCTCTGCAGCAGCTGGACAAACGGTTTTCGATATCCGCGCCGGGATCATTGCTGATCAAACAGCCTTGAAGGCAGCGCAGGATTACATCAGAGAGGTTTGTCACCGACCCTAAACTCGGAGCTCATGGATAGCGTCTCGCCGTTTGATTCGAATTGAAACCCTGCGCCCTTCGAGAAGCTTTTTCGCCTTGGCGATCGTTTCCTCAACGGTGCTCTCGAGAAGGATTGGCCGTCGTGACTTCGCGCGAAACAAAGCCCAATTACTTCCTACCTCTTCAATTCTGTAGCTTTCCATGCCACGACCACCCCCAAATGTGCGCACCAAGCCGCGGCTGATACTCAGATAAAACGCCCCTTAAGCAAGTTCACCAAGAATGATGAGTGAGCGTCGTGTTCGTCGCTAGGGATAATAAGGCTAGCCGTAAACTGGCGTGATGGACTTCCCAGGCTCGCAACGTCTTTTCGGTAATCATGTGTTCTTCAGGGATGTTCCCTAGGGACGATTAATCATGTGAGGGTTTTGCGAGGTTTTTCGAGGACGGGGCGGCTAGGCTGATTCTGTCCAATTCATGCCAAGGGTTGAATCGCTCAGCGGAATAGAGGCAGCCTGTCAGATGCTCAAAAGGGCGGCTCATATCTGCTTCGATCTGCGAGGCATGGCAGCTACGACAACTGACTACGTTATTCTTTATACGCCAAGAAAAGTGCCAACGTAAGAGACGCTCCTGTGCATTCATAGCAATCTCCGGCTCAACCTCGAAGCGGGATTGATAAGTGATAGTAGAGATTCTCAATCCGAATGGATAGCGTGCATGCACGCGAGATGATCAGTGGGTGATCTTTCGGGGATGGGCCGGCAGTGCCTGAAAGGTTCAGAGCGCACGTTGATCACGGACTGACGGTTACCTAAGCGCCCGATAGGGAACAGTGAGGCACGTCATGGCCATCGACTCGTCTTGTAGCCACCTAAGAGAGGTAAAACAGAACGATAGCTACTGATCCCGCGAACATGATGCATACAACAGCGTACAGCAGACCAAATCGCAGATTGCACATAGGGTGAACCCTAGCTGGCTATCGATGTGTTTTGCCAATTCCAATGGCGATCACCTAAGAATCAGCTACCGATGATGCGTCGTCTGGAAGCCTCGACAGATACGATCCAATTCGGACCACGGATCAGGTGCTGCAGAGCTTTCCTTACATCCAGGCAGGTGCTCGAATGGAGTGGCTCTTTCCGCTTCCAGCTGCGTGGCATGGCACGATCTGCACGTCACGACATCCTTGCTAATTTGCCAAGTGAAATGCCACCTGAGCAGTTTTTCCTGAGCGTACATTTGCTGTCTCCGGCATCCAGCCTCAAGCGTCTGAACGAACCATGGGCAATGCACACTCAAAAAGATAGAAGTAATTTGAAATAAATTCAAACGGGTGTATTTAGCAATGACTGCGTATGCAAGTTTTCTATAAAGCTCATTTAAAAGTTTCGACGGCGACATCGCCAAGCCGCATGAGCGCTCAGGCGCTACATCTCACTACAAAAGCTGTCATTAAGCTGGCATAACTGAGCCAAAACAGCCCATTCAGGCACAAAAAAGGCACTTGCGAGATTCGCTAAGTGCCTGATTTGTAACGCTTGTTTGGTGGAGCCGGGGGGATTTTACCCCCCGTCCGGCTTCGGGTTATGGAATCCCAGATATTGCTCCGGGACTGTGAAATGCCGTAGCAGCTCGTCCCGTTGGGCAATTACCCGCTTCATGCCGTCGATTGTTTTCCAGTCCTCACAGCTGCTCAGCCTCACTCGCGATAGTTCGGAGATGTGTTCGTCTAGCCGGCGCCGGAGCTTGTCTCGCTCAGTGGTAACCACCGCGTTCAGGTCGATCATCTTGGCCAGATGCTGCCGGTAGCGCGTCAAATCCTCCTGCAGCATCCGGCACTCCTCAATAAGGAGTAGGTTTTGCTGCTCGAGCATTTCTTCCCTGGTGAACTCGTCGGGCCATTCGCTGGCTTCTGGTGTGGTGTCCATGGTCAGTCTCACTACTGTTTGGATATACAGTAATCGAGATAGGGGAGGATGATGAAGCTCATTTGACGGACTGCGGATGCGAATTGCTGAAGACGCGCTCAGTGTCACAGGTCAGAGTTTCAGCCAGCAGGAACCGGGCCCCTGAGCACCGAGGAACAGACGAGAGCCGCCGAACTCAAAATCTGGCACGAGGTACTCGACGACAAGAGCTTGAGCCTCAGCGCACCTGAATACTACGTGGCCACTCTCAAGACCCACGCTGAGGTACTGGAGCGTCTGGGGCTGATAAAAGAGCATGAGTTTCGCGAGCTGATTGAGCAT